TTGACTTTGAAAAATTCTTTTCTAAAGAAAATTTCATTTCAAAAGAAAAGTTATTCTTATATATAAGAAAGTACTTTGAGTTTCGAAATGATTTCTTAGAACCATTGAGTGAACTCAAAAATAACTAAAATGTGAAATTAATTGAAATTTTGACTAATGTTATAATACTAAGAATCACACTATTATCCTACGTAGTATTAGTCCTAAAAAGAAATTCCTGAATTTCAGGAAATCTCTCAATCACTTAAACGGCGCAAGTATTACATTGTGTTATTTGGTTTTGAATTTCAGAGTTTTCTCCTAATATCTTTAAAAATGCTAATCTAACATTTCCTATAAACTTATAAAGAACACAAAGATGTGGCTGATTAGGATAATCGCTCCATCTTTCTTGAAATGTTTCTTTTTTTGAAACTTCATATTTCTTCGCGTTACACTTTAAACAATAATGAGTTTTACAATCTCTACATTCTGGTGGGATTATTTTAAGAGATTCTTCATATTTTTTAGTATTATTTAAAAGATTTGAAAGAAATTCTTCATTACTTAAATTAACGGAGTTTTCTACACTTTCTTCTTTTACAGAACCATTTAAAATTCCATGACAGGCATATGAATTTCCATCCATTTCAATAGCATTAATACTTTTTCCAGCAGCACAAAGTTTTTTAGAAGGATTTAACCATCCAAATCTAAAATGTTTATTTTTCTTATAGAATTCCAATTCTTGATCTTTTATCTTCTTAAATTCATTTTTAATAGTGTTAATATGATCATTTAAAACTTGCATTGAAAAATCAAAATCACTTAAATAATCAATAGTAGGGGAATAAATGAAATTCTTTTTTAGTACTTCAGATAATCTTTTGAATTCAAAATAATTTTCAGAAATTTTGTTGAAATTATCAAAAGAAATAGTAGGATGAAGTGTAAATGGAATATTCATTTCATTTACTCTAAAAATGTTTTCTTTTACTTTTAATGCAGAACCTTTTCCTTTTATATCTAATCTAGAAACATCGTGTGATGCTAATCCGTCATAAGAAATTTGAAGATTAATTTTGTGTTGATTATTTGAAGTATATACATCTTTAAAAGAAGCAATATAATCTAAAAAATCATTGCTATAATGGAATCCATTAGAATAGACAAAAAAACATACATTATTATCATTTTTGAATTCTTCTATTAATTTCTTCATTCCTTTAAAATTAACAGTAGGTTCACCACCCCAGAAAAATATACCAATTCCAGAATATTTTTCATTAAATTCTTTTGAATTCAAAAGATATCTGAATTTTTCTATAATTTTGTCTAACATCTGATCAGTTATATTTTCTAATTTTGGTTTATTGAAGTTTTCTATACAGTAAGTGCATCTTAAAGTGCACTTTTGTGTCATATTAACATCAAAATTGAAGTAATATTTTCTTTCCATCATTTTCCTTATTTTTCTTTTATTTTAAGAAGATTTACTTTATAGATTCTTTATAAAATCTCTGATAACAATTTGTTTTACATTCACTTTTAATACATACTTTAGGTTTTATTTCAGTCCAATACTGAAGTTCTTCTAAAGAATAAATCTTATTATCACAAACTCTTGAGAAGGTATTTGTTTTATAATCGTAATAAAACATATTTATATAACACTTACAGAATTTGAAATTGAAATCAAAGTTATTATATAAATAACCCTCTTTTACTAATTTATCATCTAAAAGATATTCAGTATCATTCTCTTTTATTAAAGAAAGTCCTTTTTTAATCTTAGATTTATCTATACCATCTGGATAGACAAAATTAAATCCTTTAAAAATATCTCTAAAATCTTTCATTAAATCATAATATTCATCACTGCAATACAAACCTTGAAAATCATATTTAAAATTATTACTTTCTAAAAAATCTTGAAGTTTTAGAAAATGATCTAATTTAGCAAATTCGGGATGAAATGAAATTAAGAATTCAACATTACTAGATTTTAATTCTTTCCATTTTTCTAAAGGTAATGATCCATTTGTAAAAACTCGTGCTGATTTTAATTCTGTTAATTTTTCATATATTTCATTAAAATTTTTAATTAACATTGGTTCACCACCGCCAAGATTTAATGTTAAATCCATATTAAACGATTTAAAATTATCAATGATTTTAGTATCTAGTGTATTAGGTCTTTCATTATTTTTAACAAAACAATATGAACATTTTTGGTTACAAAACATAATAGGAAAAAACATAATATCCAAGAAACTTCTTGAATTTACTTCAGTGTTTTCGAATATTTTGATTTGTTTTTCTTTTAGTTTCATTTTCTACTTTCCATTTATTATACCCTAATAATAAATATAAAGATTCTTCGTCTATTATAATATCGTTAATTATATTAACTTCATTAAATATATCACAATCTTTATAAATATATTTTAAATTTAAAATATCTTTTGCTTCTTTTAAGGTTTTTATATAATTGTGAGTTACTTTACCTTCTGTTAAAAATCTTATAAAATAATCATCAAATATTAAAACATCTTTGTAATACAATTGAATTTCTTTTTTAAAAGATTTTATTTTTCTAAAAATTAGATTGTTATATATAATCTTATTTTCTCTATAACCGTCTTTTTTTTTTGGTATTACAATATTCAAGATTTTTATCTTTATTTACCTCTAAAAATTCTTTAAAAGTATTAGGAGTTTTAATATTATATAGATTTAAAAAATATCTAATTGATTCCATTAATATTCTCTTTCCAAATCTAAAGTGCTACAATGAATTCCACCAGCGAAAAGTTCTGAGTGTCTAAATTTAATAGGGATAACATTAAATTTTAATTTATTTAATTGTTCTATAACATTGATAGAATCTTCATTTACTATTATTGTATTTTCATCTATATTTAAAACGTTCATATCCATTCCTCTTATAGAAGCTAATTGAATAAATTTTGTATTATATTTTTCATATATTTTATTAATATTTCTAACATTATCTGTATTAACATCTATAAAATTATAATTTTTAAACTTTTGTGGTAAACAATCTCTTATATCTTTTTTTAATTCATATGAATTATATAAAAATGTATTTTCATTAATAGGTAATAAAGTTCCATCAATATGATTATCTATTAATCCCGTTATATAATGAATTTTACATTGATCTTTTAAAATATTTTCCATCCATTTAGAACCTAAATAATGATTTTTAGAACTAATAGAGCAAATTAAATCATCATTCATTTTAATGTATTGTGCTGCATCTATTAAAATATCATAATCTTTTTCTAATATTGAGAAATCTCTTATTTCATCATAATCTAATGTATCTAAATTTTTATTTTCTAATCTTGGATTAGGTCCTTTAATCCATTTAATGTTTTTATTTAACATAAATTCTTTAAAGATATCATATAAATTATCATTTTCAAAAAATCTTGATTTTATAGACATAGGTGTCTCTATTATATAATCTTTATATACTAATGCTGTATCTCTAACATTAGAAGAAGCACTTAAAAATGAAGAAAAATATGGAGTTTTGAAATTTTTTATTTGAACTTTATTTGGTCTATATACTTTTACGTTATATGATTCTAATAATTTAGCTAAATTATTAAGATCTTCATTTCTTTCATATATAATTTCTTTATTAATAGTATAATCGCAAAAATCACAATAATAGTAATCTTTTATATTTTTCTTATAAAATAATTTAAATGTTTCATCAAAATTTCTTAATTCTGAATCTAATTCATTTCCTACTATTACAGATTTAAGTTTAGAATATTCATTTTTAATCATAGATAAACATCTCCATTTTTATCATATTCTTTTTCAAGAAGTTTTAATTGAAATTCTGATTTTGCTCTTGGAACATAAAAATCTCCGCCACAATAATCAAATTCACATTTCTTATATGATTTTGTTAATTCATAAATACTATCATAATCTTCTAAAATATTTCCAAGTGGTTTTGAAATTCCATCTTCTTTAACTTTATTAAAATCTTTTATTGCTTGAGTTTCATGAGACGCACATTTATAAACATCACCATTTCCAAAAATATGAAATTTTTTACATCCACCTAAACAATACAATCCTTTAGAAGATTCTTGATTATCCCAATTTTCATTTGTATTTAATCTTTTTGACCATCCTGGCCAGATATGAGATTTTGTTGTTTTATTGTATTTTAAATAGAATTCTTTATTCATTTCAAAAACTTCTGAATTATTCATAATATTCTCATTGTCCCAATATGCATATATCATTTCAGAAGATTTTGCTATTTCTGTATATTTTAAAAGAGATTTTACAAATTCTAAATATTCTTTTTGATCTTGTCCTAAGTTTTCTAACATAATATCAAATACATATAATTTGTTACTTTTTGAAACTTTTTCTAAATTTTCTAAGAATAAATCTAATTTTTTAACTTTAATTAATTCTTTGTAATGTAAAGAAACAGAAATTAAATCAAAATTTTTGATTAAAAAATCAACATTTTTAGTAGTTAAGTTTGTTTGAATTTCTGTTTCACAGTTTTCTATATATAGATCTTTGAAAATTTCTTCAAAATATGGATGAATAGTAGATTCTCCTCCGTGAATATAGAAAGAATTATAATTATCATTAGTTTCTTTTAATAATCTTTTAATTTTTTTGATAGTTTCAATACATTCAATATAGTTATAATTTTTATGCTGTTTCCATAAACAATATTCACAGTCTAAATTACATTTATTATTGATTTTAAAATTAATTTCCATTAAATACCTTACATTAAAAAGTACCTATGCTTCACATAATGAAACAAGCATCATTAGGACAAATTTTACAATTTATTCTATGAGAACAATTATAAGATTTAAATTGTGGATCGAAAAGTATATATTTATCTTTATAGATACATTTTTTACCTTTTATTTTAGATCCATTTATAAACATATCTTCCCAAATTAAAGACCTATTATGAGGTTCAAAATTTATTTCTTTTAGTAATTTTTTATATTTATTAAATTCAATTAACTTAGGTAAATATGTTCTTTCTGATGTTTTGAAATCTGCAATAGGTGCAATATATACATTTTTGAGATCTTTTAATTCTTTATATATAGAAATACACTCTAAAGAATCATACATAATATCAATTCTACGAATTTTATCTTGTAGTTCTTTTAATTGTTCTTTTAGAATTTTGATATCTTTTATCATTAACCTATGAATTGATACTTGAATTATGAAATCTTCTTTTATTTCTTTAATTTTCTTAAATAATGAAAAATTTGTTTGTATAACAAAAGGAATTTTGAATTTATTAAAAGTTTGTATAATGAATTCAATTTTAGGATGAAGAAATGGTTCTCCGCCAAATACAAAAACTTCTGTATTATATTTTTTTAAAGAGTATATGAATTCTTCTAATCTTTTTTCATCAGTTACATATTTTATTGGATTTTTAAGAACTGAATTTCTTCCATTAGTGCAATATTCACAAGAGTAATTACAATCTAAGATGCATTCCCATTCTACATTCATTGTTTTTCTTTATATGTTTTTAATAATCCATCACAATTACATTCATTATAAGGACAAATAAATGGTTCTATTTTAGTAATTTTTTTAAAAAACAATGGATTTTCTTTTATATCAACTTGCTTATATTTGCATAAATTACTTATTTTACCATTATAAGAGATTTCATAGTTATTATGATAACATTTCCAATTTTTAAAATTATTTAATTTATGTTTAAAAATTAAAAAATCATTGATTTTCACATAATTATCTTTAGTTTCAAATACGTAATTACCATTAACTTTATTGAAATCTTTAAAGTATTCATAAAATTCTTTTGGATATTCATATAGATATGAATTTTCACAAATATCATTATAAAGAAAATGCGGATGAAGTTCAATTTTTAAATCTTTTAATCGATTAAATATATATAGAGTATCTTCCCAATATTTTGGATCCGGATTTAATAAGAAATTAACTCTATTCTTAAATCCTTTATCAACACAAATCTTAATATTATCAATAAATTTTTCAAAATTCTTTCCATATTTATGTTTAAATTCGAAATGGCAAGACCACAAAATAAAAACTTTTTTATTAAAATTTAAATCTTTAAAAACATTAGTACTTCCATTAGTGGTAATATATAATCTATTATTTTCATTTTTTGTTAATATTTGATCTTGAATTAAGTTGTATATTTCAAAAAATCTTGGATGAATTGTAGGTTCTCCGCCTTGAAGTCCTAAAAATACTGGTAATGTTGAAATACTTAGAGCTTTTATTATTAATAATTGTCTTTCAAAAATATCAATATCGTTCCATTGACCTAATTTTTGATATTGTCTCTTTGCGTGGCAATATGAACAATCAAAATTACATTTAGTAAGTAAATCCCAATGAACATATAATCTATCCACTAAATGATCATAATCATATTCTTTAATAAATTCTAAATTTTCATTAAAATCTATTAAAGGTTTATTAGGAGTTATTCTCAAAATCTTTTATCCTTATTAAAACATTTAAAAGATATATTGTCTTTTCCGTCTGTAGTTTGTTTGAAAATCACTTTATTAGATACTAAAGTATTATCATTTTTATTATTTATATACAATTTATAATCATTTTCTATGTTATTATCAAATGGAAATTTAGTAATTTTAGATTTTTTAAATATAACTTGAGATAATTGAAAATCTTCTTTATTAAATTTCATTGGCTTTAAGTTGTGTTTTAAATACTTCGCAATTCCGAAATCATAATCACTATTTAATACTTCTTTATAAAAATCTTTAAATCCATCCAAAAGATAATCATCATCTTCTAAGAAGTAAATATATTTTCCTTTTGCATTTTTAAATAAGTTAAAATATATTTCACTTAAATTTTGAGATTTTACTCTATATAATATATATTCAGAACTTTCAGAAATATCATCACTATCATTATTCACTAATATTTCAACATTTTCTAAATTTAGTTCAAGAACTGAATTTAGAGCTCTTTTGAAAAGTTCTGGTCTATTATGAGTTAAAATTAAAATACTTAAATCTATTCTAACCATATTACTTTAAAATCATCATAATTTAATTTTTCAGTTATTTTACAAAAAACATCAGAAATATCATTTTCACCATAAATATCAAATTCAGGAACAGAATAAAATTCTATCCAATTATCCGGATCAGTCTCGTCTGGATATTCTCTCACTTCTTGAATATTATAACCTTTGTCTAATATTTCAATATATGGATAATTTATATAAATATCTAATGTTTTCATCTTTTCTTCTTTCGATTATCAATAAAATCTTTTGTGAAAAATGTTACAAAAAGTAACACTCCTAGAATCACAAATAAAATTATATCACCTAATTGTGATCCTAACCATCCAAAAAACATTTGTTCTAACATTATTTCTTCAATTTCTCAAAATCTTCTTTAATATTTTCTAATCTGCCTTTAAATAAATCAATTTTATTTAATGCTAATTTATACATTTCTTTGAGTTCTTTAACGTCTTCTTCAATGAATGGATCTAAAGTTAATATTGTTTTAATTTTATAAACTGCACTTTCCATTGATTGTGTTATTGAATAAAGATTATTTCTACAAGTTATAAAATTATCATAATCTTTTGAATTACCTATTACTTCAAAATCATCTTCTCTTTCTTTTTCGATATAAAATCCATTTTTGTTATAATATCTATCTTCCCATATTTGGTAAATTATAAACGGTTTAGATTCTACATCACATATAAGTCTAACAACATCACCTTCTTTGAATTTCATTATTTCTTCTTTAAATTATTCAATATAATTGATTGTATCACAACCATATAACTCCATGAAATATATACATAATTCTTGAACGGATTCTGCCACAAAATCATGATTTTCTACAAAATATGTAGGAGTTGAACCTTTTGTTCCATCTTCATCAATATATGGCCACTCCCCTTCTTTTACTTCAAAGATTTTGTTATTAATTTTAATTTTAGGATAATCCTTTAAATCTACTTCTAATACTTTCTTATCTTTGAATTTCATTTATTCTCCTTTAATATCTATAAAATTATTTAAATTTTTAACATATTTTAAAAACGTGTTAAAGAATCCTTAATTTTTTAACACAAGTTTGAATTTTATAAGGTTTATTATGAATTTTATGAGATTCATCAATAAACCAAATATCAGAATTAAACCCATAATACAAATCAATTAATTCTATTTCTTTATTAAAAACTAAGTGATCCTTCAAAATAGAATAATACTTATTTGTTGTTTTTTCGTCAAATCGAATTATTTTATTATCCAGATATCCATAATTTTTTAAAGATATATTTTGATTATATTTGTAATTAAACACGTCTCTTATTACTTTTTCATCTATTTTAATATTCTTAAGAAGAACTAAATCTTTAAACCATTTAGTTCTAACAGTAATAAAATCTTTTAAATCAAATCCAAATTCTTGAGACATTTTAATTGTTAATTCTAATTTAGGATCATTAAAAGTGTATTCATAATTAATAGATGAAATATTTTTCCAGTGTTTATTAATTCTATATTTGTATTCATAATCAGTATATAGCCAAAAATTTGGATGATTTTCAAGTAATATCACTAAAAATTCCTTTAAAAGATGTTATCCTATTTTATTAAAATATAAGTGTTTTGATCATCACATTGAACATCTTGAAGAATTAATTCTTTATAACCACCACCTTCAAATTCATTTGGAAAAACTTCCTTTCTTTCAGTTTTTGTTACAAACCAAACCTTTGAATCTTTTGGAAATGTTTCGAGATATTTAATTAATCTTTCTACTGTAAATTTCATTTTGATTTCTCCCGTAAATCTTTTATAATATTTAAAAATAAACACACAAAATAAACAGAAAATACTGCTCCTAGAATATAAATTCCTAAAACAACTTCTTGCATTATTTTAATACTCCTTTAAAACTACAATATAATGATTTTCTACAATCATAAACATATAAAATTAAAATTATTGAAACAGTAGCAATAAGAATATCCATTCTATCTCCTTTTATTATAACCCAATAAATTATTTAATTAATTCTTTTGAAATAACCAGATGAATTCCATGAGATAATTCATTTTGTGATAAAGAAACATAAATATCATCTTTTCCAAAAGTAATTTGAACATCTGATAACCCATGAGTTGTTCCAAGTGCATTATTAAAATCTCTAAAAGCTGCAGAATATTCCGGATGATTTTTTATAAATGCAACTATATCAATTTTTGCATTGTAAGCAGATTCAAAAGCTTTTTTAAGTTTGTTGAAATTCATCTTTAACTCCTTATTATTTGTTTTATACGTATATTATAACATAAGAAAGTTTAAAGTTTGTTTAAACTAAGTTTAAAATTTTATTAAATTTCACTAGATTTTTAGAAAATTTTAATAAAATTTTAAAAATCTGGGATTTCTCCCAGTATTTTAATAATTATTTTTATATCTTCTGAAATTTTCAGCATTTTTTGCGAAATATAATGCAAATACTTCTTTAGGACTCAATTTCAATGATATCATTATATTTAAAATAAAATGCATAATATCGACAAACTCGAATTTAAGTTCTAACATATCATCTTCACTTAATTCTGATAATTTATGTTCCCTTATTTCTGAATATTTAGATTTCCATTTTTTCCATATTGCACTTCTATCTTTTTCATTCATACTCATACCAGGTAATGCATCAATTAATTCTCTATATTCATCATCTATGGATTGTTTTTGATCTCTTATCCATTCGAAAATCTCTCCTATTTTCTCTAATTTTTTAGGATCTGGATTATTTTGTGGTAATCTTTTATGTAGTTCTTCTTGTAATTGAAGTTGCATCTCATACATTTCGGTAAATGGATCTACTTTATTTTCTAATAAATCTTTATGTTTAGATAAACCTTGATTAACTTGTTCTTTTAATTTAGCACATGAATTAAATTCTGCCATATTTTCTCCTTATTGGGCTTTATACAATTCAACAAATCTAATACTTAGATAACCTTTGAAGTTTTCTTGATTTTTCTCAATAAAATCTTGAGCGTCACTCAATTTTTTACAAACACTTACAACGTAAGAAAAATTAGTATCTATACATTCAACTATATACATTTATTCTCCTTCTTTATAATAATTCCAATTTTCTGTTAGCATTTCAATTTGTGTTGGTATCCACGCAACTTTACCAAATCTACTTTCAACAATTAAAATCGGCGCATCAAAAGTGTCTTCATCTATTTTAATCTTTACATCTTCTTTCCATTTTTCTATTCTAATATAAGAATCTTTATTTTCAATTAATAATTGTAACGCATTTGCGAAAGTCATATTTTCTCCTTTTATTTTTTTAACCATTCTATAGGTAATAATTCTGGTATTGTATCAAATTCAAGTTCTCTTGTATTTAAACAATCACAGCACTGAACTTCATTTTTCTTATCTAAAGAAAATCTCATTTCATTAAACATTGAAATAATTTCATCCACTTCATCTGTTTCACAATCTTCGAAAAGTTCTTTTAATTCTTTATAAGATTTACTTTCTGAATTTATTGTTTTTATATGAAGAATTAAATCATCTAAATCTGTATTCTGAGATTTCATCAATATTTCTTTATAAAACTTAATATTCTTTACTTCTTGAAGTTCAATATGAAAAGATTTTGTATCAATAACCAAATTATCAAAAGATTCTTCTTTGAATTTTGGATGAAGCACACCTCTTTCATTATCTTTATCTAAGATATTAAATGTTAAATCATTAACATTTCCACATTCATTGCATTTATATTTCAATTTAAACTTATTATCTATACAAATACTTCTAAGATAACTTAAAATATATGTGATTTCATCTGGATTTAAAGCATATTCTTTATCTAAACAATCTTCAACCAGATATTTAATAATACTAAAACCATTTTTTACTTCATCTTTATTTTCTGAAAACGCTTTCTTAAGATTATTACGATCTTTTACTTTCCATTTTCTAACTTTTACAACTCTGTTACCTAAAGGTAAATCAATGTAATTAGTCTCCATTATTTGTCCTTTTGTTTAAGTTTATCAACACCAAAGAAATAAAAACCTAAAGCATTATAAAATTCATGTTCACTTAGTGGAACTCTGATGAATCCATCATTACTTGAATTATTGAAAATTCTTGCGCCACCGCCAACTAACAAAATAAATTCAATTTTATCAATAATACTCGGAAATCTTCCTTCTATAAGTTTTATTAATTCTTTTAGATAATCTTGTTTGTATTCAGATATCTCTTTATCATAATAATATCTTTGACCTCTTAATTTATATACACCTTCATCAAGAATTTGTTTTGCTTCACCTACTGTGATATTTCTACTATGTTTTTCAGCAATTAATTTAGCAATTTTTTGACAAATTAACATAATTCCGGTTTTTTCAAGACCTTGAAATAGGTTTGGATCTGTTTTACCATTTGAAACTAATAGAAAATCACAAGTATTATTACCAATATCAGCTATAATATATGTTTTATCTCCTAAGAATTCTGTATTAATAGTTGGATAATTTAATCCAAATTTATCGTGAAGTATCTTACAACCGGCTCCTTGAGGTAGAACAATAACTTTTTCGTGAATATATTCTACACCTGAAATAGTGTAAGATTTCAATCTATTTTGAAAATATCCTGAATTGTTAATTTGAGCAATGCTCAAACCAGTAACAATAAGATCAATATCATCAGAATTTATTTTTAACATTTCTATTGCAGTGTGTAAGAATAATGGTGCAAAAAATTCAAGATTTTTATATTCACTAACATCTATGAAATTTTCAGAAGGCAAGTGTCGTGCATTTTCTCCTACTAAGTAATAATTATTTTCAAATCCTAATATTTTATCATTTTCTACGTGTTCAAGTTTTTGTGTAATACCAACTATTGTAGGAAATTTAAATTTCTTTATAACTTCACCATAATCAGTGCCATACACTACTTTGGTATCACCAAAACCTATATCTATAGAAAGAACATTCATTAATTCTCCTTTTATGAATTTTTGATATATTTATATTTGTATTTATATAACTTTTGTCTTAAATTTTAAAGAAATTAGTTTCTTTGGTTTTTCTTAGATCTTCTTTTTAAAGAAAATTCTAAGAAGTCATTTGAATCTCGTTGACTTTGAGTTTTCTTGTGATTTTCTTTTTAAAGAAAACTATAAGAAATATTCAAAATGATAGAAATGTTATTTGATGAAACACTTTGACTTTTGAAAGTAGTTTCTTATAATAAAGTAAACTTTGACTTTTGAAAATTTCTTTTCTAAAGAAAATTTCATTTCACTTTGAAGGACGTTTCTTATAATAAAGAATAACTTTCACTTTTCTTTACAATTTGAAGAAGTCATTTGAATCTCGTAGACTACGAGTTTTCAAACAAGTTCTTAGAAAATCAAAAGATGATAAATAAGTAAAAAGGATTTAAATGAGCTATTTTTTAATTGCTCTTTTGGCATTTTTGTTAGGGATTTTAACATTTCCTTTAATAATTTTCTTAAGAGCGCGAAAAAGTTCTGCCTGGGACAAATCTAATATGTTTAATATTTACAGGGTAATTTGCCACTTGGCGGCGCATCCAGAAGATTTCGGAAAGATGTATTACGACAATGGTTATAAGCCATTTTGGTATATTGATGATGATGAATATTCAGATATTACGCAAACAAGGCCAGGCCACGGTTATAAACCAAAAAATAAAGGAGAATAATATGATATTAATAGAAACAAACAATTCGTCTTTGGTTAATCTTGAAAAGGTTTCAAATATAAATTTCTTAAGCGATAAGATAGTTTTTAATATGAGTTACTCAGTAACAAAAAATCAATTAGGTAGAATTTCTGATTATTTTTACTTGAATAACCTTTCTTTTTATAATTGTGATTATTATAGAGAAAACTTCATTGAACTAATAGGTTCTGATAGAAAAGTAGCATTTAATAAGAATTATGTTTCATACATTAAAAAAGATGATAAAAATTTAAAACTTATTATTGGATTTTGTAATGATGTTGAGAAGTTTAAAGAAAACTCATTCAATTATGAAAAAGTTCCAGAACATTACTACATTAAATTTGATAGTTTAGAAGAATTAAATAAAAACTACAATAAACTATTAGAGTATAAAATTTAAGGATTTTTATGTTTTTTAAAAGTTTTTTCACATTAAAAAATTGTATTATTATAGGAATTATAGTTATTTTTCTTATAGCAATTATATATAAATATTACTCTTTTAAAAGTGAAATAAAAGAACTTCAAAGAAGTAACGAAGAAATATCTTTATTATTAGATAATGAAAAGGCTAATAATACTGCACTTCAAGAAAGTATTAAATTATATATAATTAAAGAAAGTATTCAAAATACTAAGAATCAAAATGAATTAAATGATTTAAAGAGAATTAAACAATCTCCTAAAATAATATATAAAGAGAAAATTAAACTAAAAGATTGTGAGTATTCATTAGAAAAAACCGACAATAATGATACAAATAGTATTATTGGAGTTATAAAGGAGATAGGAAAATGAAAAAATATTCTTTATTATTGATAATATTGATAGCTTTGAGTTTTAGTGGTTGTTCTGAAAAAATTCAGAAAGTATATGTTAAACCAGAAATTCCTAAACCCTTTCAAAGACCACAAGGTAAAGATTTTGAAGTATTTCTTTTAAAAATGGATGGTAAAATATTTTATTCTTTAAGTGAAAAAGACGCAGAAATTTTAAGTGAAAACTGGGTTTACTATAAAAACTGGGCGGAAAGTAATTATAATCTTTTACTTTCTTTAAGAAATGAGTATTTAGAGAACAATTCAAGTTCAAATATTTCAAAGAATGAAGATATCACAGTTCAAAGACTTAAAGGTATGAAATGAATTCAAGTACTTCTTTAAATAACTTCAACAATTACTCACAAAGTTCAAATTATAAAGTATTTTTACCTTTTTTAGGTAAAGATTTTGTATATGCTCAGAGCATAACATTACCAGGTATTAATCATTCACCTATTCCGATGTATGCTAGAAGCGGAAAAAAATTCAATGTTGTAGGAGATAGTGTAGAATATGATCCTATTACAATCTCTTTAATAATGGATGAAAAATTCAGATTATATAAAAGAATAATAGAATTTTTTAATTCAAAAATAGATTATGTTAGCGGTGAAATAGAACCAGATCCTGGTGGATTCACTATTGCAGTTGAAATTACTGATAACTTAGGCAAAAGTATATTAAATATTATGTTTTTTGGCTGTGTTTTACAAAATTTTGGATCTATAGTTCTTGGAAGTAACTCAACGGACGTTGAAAATGTTACAGATTTGACTTTTGCGTTTGATTATTTTGAAATTGTTGATTATATTGACGATAAAAGGATTTCTGAATTTTACTCAAAGACTCCAAAAGATTAAGAAACCTATAAAGTAGTCTCTTTTTGAGACTACTTTCTATTTGTTAAAACAAATTCATTATTATCAATCCATCTTATTTCTGGATATCCATAATATTTTTGATCCCATATATACCAAGCATAAACTAACATTCCAGTTTTATATTTTCCATCTTCTCTTAATTCTTGAGTTAATAATGGATATCTCGTAAAAACATAGACTGTTTTTAATTTCTTTAAACTATAAATTTCATTTAATCTTGTTACTCCGTGAAGATAATTTAAAGGTAATAACATTGCAACTTTATTATTTGTCAATTCTAAAGCTTTTAAAACAAATTCATTGGCTAATCTAAAAGGCGGATTTGTAATAATATTATCAAACTTTTTGTTAAATTTAAGAAAATCAATTCCTAAACCTTCATCATAATCTTGCGCTGTTACATCAAAATTATGTTCTTTTAAAACTTTAGAAATAGCACCTTTTCTACAAGATGGTTCTAAAACATTACCAATAAATTCTTCATTTTGTAATAATTGCTCTGTCAAATGAATTTTTCAAAATGAAAGGGCGTTTCTTATATATAAAGTAAACTTTGACTTTGAATCTTCTAATTCAACTTCTTAGAATTTTCTTTAAAAAGAAGAATTAAGAAAACTCGTTGACTACGAGTTTCAATTTAACTTCTTTGGATTAAAGTGTAGTTTCTTCTATTAGATTTAACAAATTATTATCACTTCTTAGAATACCTTCTATTCTCTTTAATTCTTCCATTTCAGAATTTGAAATAGAATAAAATCTTGCTATATTTTTAATACTAGAAGTAATTCTCTTAACATCTATTTTATCCTGAGCATATTCTTTTTTAAGAGCTTTGAAATCTTTCTTAATTCTCTTAAGTTCAAGTAAATGTGTAAGATATGCTATTGCAAACTCTTTTTCTTTTCTTTCACGTTCTTCTTTCATACCTTCCGGTTCAATATACATTGGAGTTGTATCATAATCAGGATCACCTGGTAAAATTGGACCTCTTGGATGATCTAACCTATATTCTAAATCTTTTTCTTTTGCTTCTTCTTCCAAAATTTCTTGCTCCTCTCTAATTCTTTTTGCACTTTTGTAATGTAGTTCACCATTTTCATCTTCTGTCATAATTCCACGTTCTTCCGGCGGACGTGAATAATAAGCTTCCCAAGATATCTTTTTCATATATTCATCCACAGTCAAATTAGGATCATTTTCTGGAGACTCCCTCCATATTTTCTCGAATAGAGCTTTTGAACCATATTTTGCTTCATAAATTCTTTCAAACTCATTATCTCTATGAGTTTTCATAAATTCCATAGTGAATTCCCATTCTTCTTTAAGTTGCTCTTCATTTAAATCTTCTTGCATATAGAAATAATTAGTACTTGGCATTCTTTCATAGAAGAAATTCTTTGGATCTTTTTGTGGAGCATCATTATTAGCCCAAACTTGTTGACCACATAATGTAAAATATGCTACGTATCTCTCATGATATGTTGGTATATTTCTAATTTCTTCGATAACTTCATCATCACATTCTATTAAATTCATACCAAAATGGAATTTCTTAAAAGGAGTACTAGAAGAAATCAATGAAAGAGCTTTCTCTCTTGCAGGATAACAATCACTATGTTTAACAAATTCTGGATTTAATTCGTGATCTACCATTTCAAATGTAACATCTTCAACATTATATGGAGTTCCCCATTCAAACATAAATAATTTTGTCTGAGGTTCATAATATTCTGGATGAGGTTGAATATCAACACCATTATCCATAATTTTGTGTCTATTGTCGTGAATATCTTTTCTTAGTATTTGTAAGAATTCATATACTTCAGGAGTTATTTCATCTATTACTTCTGGATTTAATTCTTTAAATTCTTCATAAGTTCTAAATGGTGGTTCTTGAATATATTCATCTAATTCTGCTTCTCTTTTTTCTTTTCTTTCTCTTTTCTCTCTGAGATATCTTTCCATTTCTGCTTTTTCACGAGCTTCTCTTTTTTGTTTATCATATTGAGATTCTTTTTTAATACTGATATAAGGTTTATAATTAGGATCTGCTTTGAATAATTTATAATATCTTAGAGTTTCAACTGCTTCAAAATCATTTGCAATTCCGTAACCATTAGAAAGAAAAATTCTATCCGCTAGATATACACGTTTCTTTCTATTTAGAAATCTCTCATCATCTACTGTGTGATGTCTTTCTAAAATCATATCTTTAACAAGATTTTCATCTACTTGGTCTATTTCCTCTTGTGTTATATGGTTAACTAATTGTGAATATTTAAGAATATTAGGTAAATTTGGATCGTCTTCAACAGCACATTTATACATAGGACAATAAGGATCTAATAATGTTTTAATATATCCGTTATCAAAATCTTTAACACATTGTTGAAGGCCTTCTGTGAAATCTATATGTGTTGGCTTTCTTTCTTCTGAAGTTTCTTCCGAATTATCTTTAACTTCATCAACGTCTATAATAATGTTTTTATTTTCAGAATTATCGAGCCCGAGAGAATTTTCTTGTGAAGTAACATTGTTTTTAGTTAGATCCGCGAAACATTCATTTATAATTTCGGGATCTAGTGATGAATTATTGAAATTCATATTTTCTCCTTAAAGGTAATATTTTGTTAAATTATATATCATTTAACTTAACTTTCTATCTTTAAGTCTATCTGACTTGATATAAATTCCATAAATCCCTAATTTTAAACATTTTTTAACAGTGTCAATGTTATCATCATATAAAATATCACCTTCCTTTAAATGTTCAAATTTACCCTTGATTCCACGTGCAATTATTACTTTGTCTTCATCTAAATCGAAATGTTTTTTAAGCCAGTATAATTTGTTTTGTTTTAATGTTTCAATTACCTCATCACTCATCTCGAATGATTTTCCTGGTAGTGCTGTTAAAATTTTAAATTCTCCACATCTTCCCCTTAAAATAGGCTCGAGAAATTTAACGTTTTTTTCAAGAACCTCAGATTTTCTGAAACATTCTTTATAATGTTCTAGAATCACTTCTCGAGTTTTTTCACGTGAATCTAAACAACCAGGACTAAGGGTTTCAATATATCCGTTGAAGTCCGCAAGTACTCCATCTAAATCTAAGTAAATCATATTAACCTTCTATAAACATTACTAAATCTACAATATCTTTGAATTTCTTACTTTCTAGTTCTTTCATTGCTCTTTCATATCTCTCTGGATCTTGAATTTTTAAATCGTTTATATCTCTTAACAATCTACCATAAAATCCTTGAGATTTTGCCAAGCTTCTGAATGCAGCTAATATTTGAATTCTATCCATTTGTTTCTCCTTGATATTTGTTTTATACATATATTATAACATAAGAAAGTTTAAAGTTTAATTAAACTAAGTTTAAAATAAGTTTAAATTTCTAAAATATATTCACAATTACATAAAATATAATCACGAATTTTACTTTCTTCTCTCTCGAGAGCTTCGAGATATATCCAATATACCTCACAATGTGGTATTCTACACAAATAATCAATTATTTCTGTTTCATTACATTGTAATAATGTATCTATATCCATTTGTTCTCCTTTTATTTTTTATATGTAATAATTATATCAGAAGAAAGTTTAAAGTTTAATTAAACTAAGTTTAAATTAAGTTTAAATTTTTTAATTAAATTTCTCGAGAGAGTTTTAAAATTTTAAAATCCTGAATATCACGAAAGTGTTTAATTTATTTTAAACTTAGTTTAATGTTATTTTAAACATTTTTATAATATAATACATTTTAATAAATAAAAAGAAAGGATATAAATGAAACGAGATATTAAAAAAGAAATTCTCCAAGCAATGAAAAAGTTTAAAACAGGCGAATTAAAAAAGGCAAATGTTTATAATCATCTCGATACCGAATATAAACGTGTTTATGATAGGGCTTCTGATGAATGGGAATACGATGACGTTCCTACACAAATTGTAACAAAATCTCTAGATGATCTATTTAAACAAATAAAAACTTCAAAATGGGATGATAATCAATTATTTATGCCTTTTCAAGGAACTCTTGAATTTGAAAATTGTGAGTTATACTTCACCGATAAATCGAAATTAGAAAAAACAGTACCCTATAAAAAGTCATAAAAGGATAAAAATGGTAGAATTTTATTTTCTTTGTATATGTATAATTATTTTAATTTTAGGATTTTTATTTGGATTTAAAGAACCTAAACGTCCATATACTTCTAATAAATACAGGTTAAATGTTCAATTTAAAGATGATTATGAAGATTGTATAGACGAGGTTTCTTTAGGAGATTTTGAAACATTAAAAGAAGCCAAAGAATATTCTAAAAAAGCTCTCAAAGGAGAAGATTCAGAAATTATGAATTATTGTTCTATAGAAATAATAGATTTAAAGGATAATACATTAGTATATAAAGAATATAAATAAGGAGATATTATGAATTTTCAGTTTTTAATGTTAATATTAACATTAATTTTATTATTTGAATTAATAAGAAATTACAAATAGGAGAAAAAATGAAAAAGTTTTGTTTAGTTACATTATTAGGATTAACCCTTGGATTTTCGAATCTTTTAGGTAATACTGAAGATAATTTTACAATTTCAAGTGAAATTCCATATTTTATAGATGGTAAAGTAATAGATATAAGAAATGGATCTGAGTTAACGGTTTTATCAGAGGGAGTTGTATATCACGTTGTGTTATCAACAATCACTTCACCTAGTATTAATGAAAAAAATGGTAAAGAAGCTAAAAAATCTCTTCAAAGTATCTGTGAATATAAAAATACAAATGTTGTTTTCTTTAAAAAGGACAAATATAACAAAATTATAGGTAATGTTACTTGTGATGATGTAAATGCGAATATTTACCAATTAATGGTAGGTTATGCAAAAGTTCAAGATAAAAACAGTGAATATTATGAATATCCTGAATTAAATCAATATCAAAATTACGCAAAATATAAGAAAATAGGTATTTGGAAATAGAAAGGCGATTATGATAGAATTTAAAAATACTCCAAAAGAATTCCATAAAATAACTTCATTATATAATCCAGAATATATAGATTTTTCAAAAGAAAAGTTATTTTTTGGAAAAGGTAAAAATACTCAGAGATATGATGTTGTGAAATATCCGTTTATAGATAAATGGACTGATAACCAAATGGGTCAAGAATGGACCCATAATGAAATAAAACTAACCCCTGATAAAATAGATTTTAACACAATACAAAAAGCAGAAAAACATATAGTAACAAAAGTACTTCAAAAATTAATATTTTTGGATTCTTTAACCGGACGTGGAATTTTATCAACACTAGGAAGTATTTGCACTTTACCAGAATTAGAAGCTTGTTTAACAGAATGGCAAAGATTTGAAATTAATAAACATTCAAGAAGTTATACAGAAATTCTAAGAGGAATTTATGATAGTCCTTCAGAAATCTTTGATGAATCATTCAAAATTCCTGAACTTATGTATATCGCAAAATCAATTTCAGAACCTTATAATGAATTATTTGAATTAGTTACTGAGTATAATTACAATATTATTAAAAATATACCTAATTCTAAAGAATTTATGAAAACTTTAAAGAAAAGTATTCTTAAATTCATAGTTACTGTTAATATTTTAGAAGGAGTAAGATTTTATAGTGGATTTGCATCTATATGGGCCATAAATTATGGTCAAGGAACTATGGAAAGAACTTCAAGAATTCTTAAATTAATCTGTAGAGATGAAAATTTACATCTTCAGGTTTCACAATATCTTTTAAGAATACTCAGAGAAAATAAAGATGAAGATTTTTCAGAAGTTTATGAAGAATTTAGACCTGAAATTTTAAAAATGTATGAAGATGCATATCTAGAAGAAGAAGTTTGGATTGATGTATTATTTAGAGAAGGAAATATATTAGGACTTAATGCAAGTATTGCAAAAGAATATATGAAATATCTAATAAATAAACGTTTAAAAACACTAAGAGAACCAGAATTATTCAAAGGTTTCAATACAAATCCAATTCCGTGGGTTGAAAATTATATAAATTACGACGTAATAGAGAATAGACCACAGGAAAATGAGCAAATCAACTACCTCGGAAATATTATAAATAATGAAATAAGCGATGAAAACTTAAATAAGATAAAAAGGTTATCTGAGATATTTAAAGAGTAAGGAAAATTGATGTTTATTATTAAAAATGATAATACTAAAGAAGAATTTAATATTGATAAAATTAATGAAAAAATTGAATTTGCTTGTAAAGGACTTAAAAATGTAAGTCCTTCTCAAATTGCAATGAATACAAAGATTAAAATTCAAGATGGAACTAAGACAAAAGATATTCAAATGGCATTAGTTAAAAGTGCTGCAGAATTAATATCACCAGAAACTCCAGAATATGATATAGTTGCTGCGAGATTATTAAATCAACGTCTTAGAAAAGAAGTATATAAACAATATACTCCATTACCATTTTATGATGAAATTGTAAAAAGAGTTAAAAAAGGATATTATGATAAAAGTATATTAGAGAAATATACAAAAGAAGAAATTGAATATTATGGATCTAAGATTAAATATGAACTTGATGAAGAATTGAATTTCTTAGGGATTTCTCAATTATATTATAAGTACTTAATTGAATATAATTCAAAAAGAATTGAAACTCCTCAAGAAGTATATATGATAATGAATATGTATATCTTTATGGATGATTTAGACAGAAAATCTAAAATCCTAAACGGATATAAGTTCTTAAGTAAGAAAAAAGTGTCATTTCCGACACCAGTTATGAATGGCTTAAGAACTGATTTTAAGAAATTTATCTCTTGTAATGTTATGAATACGGGTGACTCAAGAGAATCTTTATCCAAAATAGTTGAAAAGATTTTAATGGCAACTGCTTCAAAATCAGGTATAGGTATAAATGCTTCAAAAATTCGCGGATTGGGTGCAGATATTGATAACGGAAGAATGAGTCATACAGGTGTTTTACCTATATTTAAAGCTTTTGAAGCTTGTGGGGCATCTTTCTCACAATCAAAAATTCGCGGAGGAGCAATTAATATCAATACTCCTTGGTATCATTATGAAACTGAACTTATTTGTCAGTTGAAAGATACACGTGGAACAGATGAAACAAGAACTCGGCACACGGATCAAACAATTTTATTAAATGATTTTTTTATAAAGAAAGCTCTAAATAAAGAAGATGTTTATCTATTTCATATGAACGAAGTTCCTGATCTTTATGAAAATTTAGGAAGTGATAAATTTGAAGAATTATATGAAGAATATTCTAAAAAGGTTTCAAAGAAACATAAGAAATTAGTAAATGCATTTGATTTACTTTCTTTATATATTTTCGAAAGATCTTTAACAGGTAGAATTTATTTTGGATTTGCAAATAATGATTATAATGGATCTTGGAAAAAACCTGAATATTCGAAAAATTTGTGTTGCTTTACAGGTGATACTGAAATTTTAGTTCTAAATATCAATAAAAAAGATTATGAAAAATATACTATTAAACAATTATCAGAATTATCTGAAGAACAAATTAAAAATTTAAATGTTATTTCTGTAGTAAAAAAAGGACAAAAATATAAAAGAGTATCTTATTTTAAACCATTTACAGCGTTTAAAACAGGAACAAAGAAAGTAATTAAATTAAAAATAGAAGATTATTTTTATAGTGGTTTTGATGAGATAGAGTGCACCGAAGATCATAAATTTTTAACAAGTGATTCAGAATTCGTAGAAGCAAAAGACTTATTAAATAAAACTCTATTTGATATCCCTTACGTAAATGCCAAGGAAAAATATTGTAAAGACAAAGTTTTCAGATATAAAGTAATTGAAATAATAGATGAAGGTAAAGAAACTGAAGTATATGATTTAAATGTTCCTGACACACATAATTTTATGCTTAGTAATGGTATTATAGTTCATAACTGTGAAATTACATTACCAAATACTCCGTTAGACAGAAGTGAAGGAATTCCAGAGATTGCTTCTTGTATCTTAGCATCAATAAATCACGGATATGTTGAAGATAAAGAAATACCAGAAGTTTGTGAATATTTGGTCAATTTTTTGGATAATATGATAGATTATATGAGTTATGATATGGAAGAAGTTCAATATTCTTCTACTAAAAGACGTGCATTAGGAATAGGAAGTTCGGATTTATTTCACTTTTTAGCAAAAAATAAACAATTTTATAATACTAAAGAAGGATTAGAATTTATCTTTAATAGACAAGAACTAATGTATTATTATCTTTTAAAAGCTTCAAATGAGATTGCCAAATCTAAAGGAAAATGTGAATTATTTGAAGATTCAAAATATTCAGAAGGTTGGTTAGCATTTAAAAATAAATTAAATTATTTCAAAATACCTTTGAAATTGGATTGGACTTCTTTAGAAGAAGATATAAAGAAATTCGGATTAAGAAATTCAACAGTATCAGCACACGCACCTTGCTCTAATTCTGCTTCATTGAGTAATTCAACAAATGGTGTGGAACCACCAAGAGAGTTAGTTTCACAAGTAGAAGATAAAAACTTCAAGGTAACAAAATTAGTGCCAGAATATTCAAAATATAAGAATTATTACACTACTTCTTGGGGGGATGATTTCAATAATTCAGATTATTTCAAATTACTTGGAATTATTCAATTATTCACTGACCAAGCAATAAGTTCTAATCAGTATAGTAATGCATTGAAATATGAAGATAAGAAAATTCCAATTTCAGAACTAATAAAAGAAATTGTATTAGCAAATCAATATGGATTGAAATCACTATATTATCAAAATTTCTTAAGCACTGATAATAAAGATGGATTATCTGAAGATTCTAAAGAAGGGTGCTCTTCTGGCGGTTGTTCTGTTTAACAGAATATTTTAAGAGATTTAACGGATTTTCATTTTATAATGAAAGTCCGTTTTTTAATGAGAATTTTAGAATAATTCTAAGAAGTTATTTTGAAACTCGTAGTTTCTGAGTTTTCTTGTGATCTTCTTTTTAAAGAAAATTTTAAGAAAATGATCTAAGAAGTTAAATTAGAAGAATCAAAGTCAAAGTTGTTTCTTATATAAGAAAACACTTTTCAAAGTGAAAGTAGAATTTCTTTAGAAATGAATTTTTCAAAGTCAAAGTGCTTTCTTATATATAAGAATAACTTTTCTTTTGAAAAGAAGTTATTTTGAATTTCGTAGTCTACGAGTTTCATTTTAACTTCTTTGAAAATCAATAAGTGCTTATATAATCTTTCAAAAAAGTTTCATCATATCCGAAAGTGATATAATCTTCTTTACTTCTTTGTAAAGGAAATCCAAATTCATCAAATTCACCATACTCTTGATTTTCTTTAAAATTAGTACCATCATCAAAAGTTCCTATATTAAGAAAATCACCTTCTTCTAATATTTTGCTTTCTTTAGATAAAATTCCATCAATTACTGTTTTGAAGTCTTCAAAGTTCTTAATATTAATAAACATAACTAAACACATACAAAGACTCATAATTAGATCATCGTGTTTACCTTCTTCTGCTTGGTACTTATCATTTTTATATTTAAAAAACAAAAATTCATTTATAGTATCATTATCTACTATTTCTAATTTCTCATTTAAAATAAGAGATTTTAATGTTTGACAAAGTAATTCTCTATTACCTTTTGTGGTTCTAAATCCTGGATATTTTTTACGATCTTGTGAAAGATTTTCATTTTTCTCTTTAGAGAAATCAAAGAATAAATTTTCATATTCTAAAGATCTATAAAGTGTATCAGCTATACTTTGTCCTGCGCCTTCATTGTTTTCTATTACAATAAGTGCAGTATTATACAATTCACCCCATTCTTTCAATATATCAGGCATTTCTAAATAATCTACTTGAAGATGAGCGGTTGCTACTTGTTTAAAATGTAAAGAAGTTATATCTAAAATCTGAACTGAAAAATAATCTTTACCGTCTTTTGCTGGATCTACTCCAATTATATATTTGTGATCTTTTTGAACTTCTTCATATATCATTAATCCTGGTCTTTCTCTTCTGACTGGTGTTTTAGAAAACATCTTTTGAATATATTCACCCGGGATTAATGTATTTGAACTTCCGGCAAATTCACAAGAATAGTTTTGAGCAAAAAATATTTCACCAGAAGATTTAATAATAGATCTTTTAAAATCTTCTGGATCATATAATTCACCATTAGGTTTATATCTTGGTATATTTCTCCAATCTGTTTCGAATCTAATGTAACCATTATTTGAAGATTCTCTGTCTTCTCCGGATTCTCTCCATATTTCAAAAAAGTGGTTCATACCATTAGGTGTTGAAACAAGAATTAATTTTTTCTTAGATAATGAACTCATAGAAGGTAATAACGCATCTATTGCATCATTGAATTTATTTGGTGTGGTCCACGCAGCTTCATCAAATATTATATAGTTACAAGTAAAACCACGAAATGCGCCATCAGACGGAACGTCTGTTATAATTCTAACATTACAATCATTGGCTATGCTTTTCTTATTCCAAGTTTCTAATGAACATTTCATCCACATAGGTAATAAAACGAACATTTTTTTAACTTTATCCAGATATTCTATACTCATAGCACCTTTATTCGCTAAGATACCTATTGTTAAATCTTTGTTAAACATAAAAACGTGTAAAAGAAAAATACCAGTAGTAATTGATTTACCGCCTTGACGTCCTAATTTAATTATAACTTTTTCATTGTGATCTTCTTTAAGAAGATCTAAGATTTCTCTTTGATAATCTCTTAAATCTGGAAAACTAATTCCACTTTTTGTTAAAATTTGGATATAGTTATCCATAAAATAGAAGATATCATCTCTACATTTTTCCATTTCTCTTATATGAATTTCACTTAAATTCATCTTAGTTTCACGTGGTTTAAGAGCCTTATCAGCATCAAAAAATATTCTTTGGCCAAATGCATCTAAGTAGAATCCAAGTTCATCTGAAGGTGTATCTAAAATACTTAATGCTATCTTTTTTCCTAAGTTTCCTTTAGATCTAAGAATATCTAAAAGTTCTGGGGTTATTTGATCTTTGTGTTCTTTGAAATAATTTATTTCATCTAATGTAAGAATATCACCTAACATTTTTCACCTTTAATTATCCAGAAAATCATTTAAACTTTCAAAAGAAGATCCAAAAAATTTACCTACTTTTGAGTTTCCTATTGCTTCAAATAATGGATTTATAACTTTATTTTTGAGAGTGTTTGAAATACTTTTAACTATATTATTTGCTATTTTTTGAACTGCGCTTTGAATTTCTTGAGCTATATCATTTGCAGTTTTACCATTTATTGAAATTGTGTTAATCTCAAAATGTGAAAATCTAAATTCAACATTAAATGTTTGAATTTGATTTAAAGACTCAGCATTTAATTCTATTTCTCCAACAGAAGTTGGAAATGCATTAACACAAGAAACTATCTGAGTAGTTTTAGAGTATTCGTAATCTAATTGATAGATATGAATCATAGTATAATCCCAATCCATTTTATTCATTGAAGTTGCAGTATTGAAATACTGATGATTTTTATTAGATAATAGCCAATCTATCAATAATCTTCTTATTGCATTATTCTCCATATTGTAAAAAGTGCAAGTCCAAGTTTGATCGTATTCTTGAAATCCGGGTAAAGGTATATTTCGTCCTTTGAATTTATAATCAATTACTTGTGAACTAACAGATGGTAATTTTGTGCTAGTGCACTGGATATCCAAATCTTCAATTTTCAAATTATACTTATTCAATAAACTTTGAGGAGGCATAATTTGAACCCTGAATTTGGTAGGTCTTGCACCATCACCTAAACTATGAAATAATGTATTTTGAACTATATCACTCATTTATCTTTCTTTTTTACTTATTTATCTCTTTAACTTTAAGTATTTCTCTCTATAATATACAAAATATACATAAAAGGAATCAAATGTCAAAAATAAGTGATAATGCTCCTAAAAGAATTTCTCATAATTATACTTCAGAGACAGAATTAAAATCTTTAGTTATAAGAGAAAAGAATAAAAAGAATAATTTAGGAACAACAGAATTAAATTCAAAAATAAATGAAATGATTAAAGAATATAAGAAAACTAATGATAAATCTCTTAGAGATGAAATTATTGAATTATCTGAAAATACCCAAATAGATGAAATATCTCATGAAAGATTTGGAGAAATCATAATCTTAATGATTAAGAAAATACTTTCAAAACCTAATTTTAGTGGATATTCTTGGAGAGATGAATTTTATTCAGATGGATCTTATAGAACTTTAAAATATATTCATAATTTCGATCATAAAAAGACTTCAAAGATTAATAATCAAAGTGTTTCAGCATTTGCATATATTTCTCAGATTCTTCATAATTCTATTATTGCAATTATAAATCAGAAGAATAAAGAAACACAAGAAATAGATAAATATATTTCTGAAGAAAATGCAAATCACGAATTATATGAAGAATCTAAGAATTCTTCTAAGATAGATGTTAATAAAAAAAGAAAATCACGTGAATTTGAATTTGATATGAAAGATGATAATGAAACATTGGTTCAAAAGATAAGAAAATTAGATTTAAGTAAAGACATGATTTATGATATTTACTATAAGAATTATGTTATTTCTTATGATGAATATTATGAACTTCATGATATCTTTAAAGATTGTAAAGGTATTATTAATATAGCAAAGATTTCAGACAAAACTCAGAAAGGACTTCAAAATGATAGTGATAAAAGATCATAAATTAAAAGATATTTTTGAATTTAAAGATTATGATGATATTTCAATATATGACGGAAAGTGCAAAGTAGGAAAATATTTCAAAAATGAATTAATTTTAAATGATATTGTAGATTTTGAAAAAGAATATACATTTATATATGAGATACCTGATCTTAAAGATCTTTCTTTAAATTCAATTTATAAATTAGAAATAAGAGATATTAAATACATTTCAAAAAATTATAATAATGAAAAATATGTATTACATTACAATTCACATTTAAAAGATTTTGTAATGCTAAACAATAAGGATCAAGAAGTGTTTATTGGTTTCAATGATGCTTCAAAAGAAATATGGAATGTATACTACAGGGATATAAATGAATAATTTAAGTGATATTGAAAAAATAAATGCATTTTACAAATTCATGAGAGAATATAAAGGAAATGATAGTTTGGTAACTATTATTTTAGAATTTTGTGAGCAATACGATATATTGGAAGAAGAAATAGGAGATCTTATTTCAAGAGATCAATATCTAAGTGATTTCATTTTAAGAGATTGTAAAAAAAGAGGAATTATTAAAACTGATAAAAAACCTAAATCAGAAATTGAGAATTGGTAATATTTCAAGATAAATAAAGAAAAAGGATTTTCTTGTTATTTACTTGGAATGATAAATTAAATGAAGGAACTATTGAAAATATCGTATTTAATGATAAACCTAAATTAAGTTTTGAATATACGTGGTTTCACTGTGATTGGATATCTTTTCAAATAATAGAAAAGAACAAAAAAGAAAATTCAGATGAAATTTTGGATAAATTCAATAATTCCTTCAAAAATAAACCCAAAATATGTTCTTTAGAACAAAAAGAAGAAATTCTTGAAGTTTATAAAGAATATTATAAGAAGTATATTCAGAAGTCTGAAAATATTTCAAAGAAATCTAAAAAATCTTCTAAGAATACAAAAAAATCTAAAGAAATAAATTATTTAGGTGTTTAAATGGCATATTTTCATTTTAGAACATTACAAAAATACACTGCATCTTTATTAGATCTACTTAATGATATAGAAATTCAAACAGAAAGAAGTGATGGAACTATATTTTCAAGATTCGTTCCTATTCAATATACTAATAAAGAAAAATCAGCAATCATCGAACAACTTGATGAAAATCAAATATTTCAAGGAAATAACCAAGTTCTTCCGAGAATGTCTTTGGTATTTGATTCTATGGAACCTATCTTTGACAGAAAATTAAACAAATATATAAAAATCAATCCAGTTTTCAATGGAAAAACATATAATTTTGAGTTTACTTCAGTCCCTTATAATTTTAATTATACAATAGTAGCTCAGGCTCGTGGAATGAATGAAGCATCTCAGATATTTGAACAAGTTTGCTCATATTTTAATCCAACATATACTATGAGAATTGTTGAATTACCGATAGTAGGATTAGAACCAACTTCTGTAGTTATTGATTTAAATTCAACTGATATTGAACAACAAGATTTTGATGATTATTCAACAAATATTGTTACAATAAGATTTAATATCACTCTAAGAGGAAATCTATATCCAGCAATTAAGGATCAAAATATTATAAAACAAATCCAATTATTCATTTATGGTGAGAGTTCACCAAATATGGAAGAATTAGATAATGTAGTTAAAACTACTATACCTTCTTTACAAGCAGAAAGAATTAATGCAGAAAAATCATCAGTTATAACAATAGATCCTAAATTAGAAAATAATGAATTAAAAACAGAAATCAGAACTTCAAGTTCATTTGATAATAAGCCAGTAATAAAAGATATTGAGTATAAAGATCATTATTTAGAATGTATCTACGATGACTTTGATTCCCATTTAACTCAGTTGAAATTTGAATGGAGCATTAATGGAATTAAAGCCAAAGGTAAAACAAGAGTAATTAAAGTAAATGTAACTGGTATTAAAAGTGGTATTGTTGAATGTAAAATAATAGATGAAAATAAAAACTCTTCAGAAGTCTTTTCAAAAGAGATAGAATTTTGATAATTCTGATGAAAAAGATAAATAATACAAATATTTAAAAAAGGACTTCAATGAGTGATTTTAAAGAAATGAAACTACTATATGAATATTCTGAACCGGAAGTTCAAATAGAAGAATCATTAAATGAAAACAAAGAACCTCAGAAGAAATATAAAATAAAAGGTTCATTTAGTACTATTGGTGAAAGAAACAGAAATGGTAGAATTTATCCAAGGGAAATTTGGGAAAATGAAGTAAGAAAATACCAAGACGTTATAAAATCTGGAAGTATTAATAGACTTTGTGAGTGGAAGCACCCGGAAAGAAGTACTGTTGATCCTATGGAAAGTGTCGCAGTAATTGATAAACTTTGGATTGAAGGTAAATATGTTATGGGAGAAGCAACATTATTGGATAATCCAAAAGCAAATCAACTTAAAACTCTAATTGATAATGGTATCAAAATATCAGTTTCTTCAAGAGGTGTTGGAAGTATTAAAGATGGCGTAGTTGATAATTTTAAATTAATTACTTATGATATAGTTGATACTCCTAGTGATTTTAATGCAACTATGGAAGGTTATTGTGTAACCGAATCCGAGAAATCTTTCTATATCACTGAAGATGGTAAAATTGTTGAAGCTCAAAATAAAGAAATCTCAGAAGACAAAGAAAGCAAAGAAGTTAAAGAAAATTCAAATAAAATAAATGAAACATTTAAAGAAAACACAAAAACAATAGTATCAATATTAGATGAAATATTCAAAGAGGAGAAGTAATGGAATTTGATATTTTAAAGATTTTAGATAATAAAGATTATAATGAATTTGATGATGTTATTCAAGCCCGATATCAATATCAACTTGAAAATAATGAAGTCTTAACAAATCTTAAAAATCAATTAGACAATATAAAAGATTATAAAGAAGAATTAAAATCTTTAAATGATAAGTATAGAGTTATATTTAAATAATTAGGTATTAAAATGATAGATACAAGAGAAAAACTAAGAGAATATGTATATTCAAAACTAGGTAAACCACTAATTCAAGTAGAAATTACTGATTCTCAAATGGATTATATTATAGATGAAGTAATTCAGAAGTTCTGTGATTTCTCTTATGACGGTGAATTAGTTCAATATCTTAAATTCAATTGTCAAGGAAGAGGTGAATATCTTCTTAGTCCTGAAGTTGAAGAAGTAACACAGATAAATCAAAGTGGATTATTTTATAGTGGATATGACGTAAATGGATATGTAGATCAAAATCTTAGTAATTTTATTCTTAGTACTACTGGTGCATCATTGAGTTACTTAGTAACATTAAGTGCAACTAGATCATTAACTGCTAAATTTTTTGGAAATAGTGTAAATTTTGAATATAATTCACATAGACATAGTATTAACATTCTTCAAGATTTTTATGGTCCATTACTTGTTGAATGTTATTTAAAATATATACCTAAAGAAAGAGATAAAATTTATGATCATCAATGGATAAAAGCTATGTGTGTAGCACAAGCAAAAGTTCAATGGGGTGGAAACGTTGGAAAATATTCACAAGTTCTAATCGGTGGTGCATCTGTGAATTTTGACAGAATTATCTCAGAAGGTAAAGAAGAAATCCAATTATTAAATGAAGAATTATTATCAAGATGGACTAATCCAGCACCAATTCATATATCATAAAAAGGAGAAAAATGAACAATTCAAATAACTATAAACCAAAACTTCAAGTTCTTAGAAATCTTGTATTAGTTGAAGTAACTTCAGAAGATTTCAAAAAATCTGAAAGCGGAATTATTTTAGGTAAAGTAACCAATGCAGTAAATGATAGAAAAACACAAGGAATTGTTGTAAATACAGGACCAGATTCTAAAATAAAACTTCAAAGCACTGTATATTTTGAAAAAACTTCAGGTATTGACTATGAAGAAAGTGATAATGAAATTACTCATAAGTATATAATTTTAAGAGAAGAAAGTATTTTAGGGGTTCTAGGAATTTTGGAGAAATAATGTATAGTAATGATAATCTTGAGAAAATGAATTTAGATCTTTTAGATAAAGAATTTCAGAAGTTCAATGAAACACTAAGTAATGATATTATAGATGTTGAAGATGAATCTGAAAATTCAGAGTCAACGAGTTTTGAAATGACTTCCCAAACTCAAAATCCTCAAAATAATGTTTCAATTCTACCAGCACCTAAAGATATTTCAGAAAATGTAGAAACAAAAATATCTTTAGACAATATAGAAGGTATAATTGATTTAAAAGTTCTTGTTCAAGACTATCAAAATCTAAGACAAATAGTATTATCTAATTCAGCGAATTCAAAAAAACTTCTTGAATCTTTATTAATTGAGATATTTGCAAATGATTCAGTAGATCCTGAAATGATTGCAAGTTATTCTCAGTTATTAAATACAGTAAATTCATCAATGAAACTTTTGACATCTTCTTATAAAGAAATATCAAATATTTTAATGAATATTCAGAAATTAAATGCAACTCAAAGACCAAAAGAAATCAAAGTAGAAAATGTTAATATATTAAGTTCTAAAGAAATAGTTGAAAGATTGTTAAAAGACAATTCCGAGAAGTTAAATGAAAACTCGTGAAACTGAAAAATTATCTAAAAATAAACGAATTAACGCAGTTATAACAAAAAACCAAAGAACAAATGGTGGAACTTTTGATGCTTTTGAATATTTCTATAAATTATGGGAAGAAGATAATTCAATTTTCTTAATATGTGAAAATAAGAATTCTGAGTTTTTATCAAAAGACTTCTTAAATAAAAAATACATTTTAGATCAAAGAGTATTTGATAATATTATTAATGATGATATTTTCAAATATTCTTATAATAATGTTTTAATATGTGAAATGTTTCAGTTTCCTGAATTATTTCAAAATAATATCTTAAATGCTAAGAATTTATATGTTCTTCAGAATGGTGAACTATATTTTAATAATAAAAATAATATCAATATAAGATATTTTGGTGAAAATCAAGGGCTTAATAATTATACCTTTAAAGTATATTATCAAATCCAAAGAATTTATGAACACAGTGATAATGTCTATCTTAGATTTTTTAATTATAATAAAGACGTTTTAGATATTATAAAAAAGTATAAAAATACGATTTTAAATGAATTTAATAATTTTAAACATTCTAAAGAATTAAAAAAATTCAAAGGTGATTTTTACAAAGATTTTAATAAATTAATCTATATTAAAAATGCAAATATTTTTGATAGACATCCAAGAATTTTTACTGAATGTGTTAATCAAAATATAGAATGTATCTATATTAATAAAACTGAAAAAATAGATAATTCTTTTCTTAGATTTCAAGACAGATTTGATCTAAATAAAAGAAACATAAACAATGATATTGTTATAGATATGTTTTTAAACAATATAAAGGAATAATATGATAACCAATACTAACTTCAGAATTTCATCAATAGAAGTTGAGAACTTAGTTCAAAACTCAGAATATTTAGTGCAAAAATCAACAGTTCAAAAAACAAGAGTATTCTTTAATTTAACTTTTGAAAATTCGGAAGAACTAACAGAAACTGAAAAAAATGATTTTGCTGTTTATCTTAAAGTAAATGGAACAGAAAAAGGTATTGTTGTTGATAAAACTGTTCTTACTACTAAAACTTTTTATTATGATTTTGACAACGACAAAGTTTATGATATAAGTGTAGGATTTGAAGTTCAACAAGGCCCAGGAACTCAGATGAATTATACAGCAAGCACTTCTTTTGCATTGCTAGAAGATAAGAAGTATATCAAATATTCAGAAGTTACTAATTTTTTAAGAAATACTCCAAATTCAGTTGGAAATATTTCTAAAATGAAAGACTTGAAATTAAAAGTAATACCGGTTTATGCTGATAATGAAACATTTATGGCAGTGAAATATGAAGATTTCATTGAAGAACTCTTGAAATCTGAAGTAATTAACCCATTTGCGTTATATTCTGAAAACACTGCAAAACTCTTGGTTGGTAATTTAGCACTTTCTAAATTAGGTGAAGCTCAAAGAATTGAAGGTGATTCTCAAAATTACTATCTTGGCGGTAATATTCTTAAAACAATTTCTAAAGAAAAACTTTAATTTCTTAATACTTCTTTTTTCTTCTTTAAAGGACCTTTGATTTTAGGTCCTTTCTTCTATTTTAATCTCATTTAATATTCTTTTGTTACAAAATAATTTTAAAGAAAATTCATATTGTTCTAAGAAGTTGTTTGAAAACTCAAAGTTCACTTTGAAAGTACTTTCTATATACTATAGAATAACTTTCAAAAGTGAAAGTAGAATTTCTTTAGAAATGAATTTTTCAAAGTGAAAGTGTTTTCTTATATATAAGAAGAACTTCAATTTCAGTTCTTTTGAATTTTCGTAGTGCCCTACGAGTTTCAAATGACTTCTCAAAAAAATTTCTTACAATTTTTCTTTAAAAAGAAGATCTTAAGAAAACTCAAAGTTCAACGAGTTTTCAAAATGACTTCTTAGAAAATTATGAAGAACATTTGGGTAAACTCAAAGAAATCTGATTTCTATACATTTTTCGACTTATGTTATATTATATATATATTTCATGTTATTGTAATATAACGGCAATTCTCTTAAAACGTTAAGAAAAGATAAATACAATATACATTGGAAAAAATATTAATACACACTAACGTATTATGTGGGCGACTTAGTCCAATTTAAAGGATTTTTAAAATGTAACAAATATAAAACGTAGTTTTGAATTGGTTAATACTAAAAAGATAAATAGATAAAATAAACATAAAGGTATTCAATGGCTACCAACATTTTAAAAATATTTAATAAAATAACAAATTCTTGGGAGAGTGTCTCAGGGGTAGGATTAGGAGCAGATCCAAGTAGTTCTACAGGAACTGTAGATTTAACTAATTATTATAAGAAAAATGAAACATATTCAAAGAATGAAATAGACACTAAAGTAGCATCAGCCGGAAATTTTGACGCAAGTCAATATTATCCAAAAACTGAAGTTTACTCAAAATCAGAAACAGACTCAAAAATCCCAGACACTTATGACAAAAATCAAATAGATAATAAATTAAATGATTATGCTAGTAAAAGTCTTTTATTAAAATATTTTGATTTAAATAAATCAGGAGAGTATAGTTTCCCGTATGAATATAATTTAAAAAGAAAAGAAAAAAATATATTAGATATAAAATTACCTCGATATATTGAAAATTATGATTTAAAAAATAATTTTGTATTTTTTAAACTTTTTTCAAAATATTACAAATATAGAAGTAGAGTATTTAATATATATGATCCAATAACTTTAGACGGTAAACAGTTCCAAAGAATCATAGGTGAAAACACATCTTCTGGAGTAATATTTCCTTATGGTGAAGAAATTTTTGAAAGTGAAAAATATACTGAGTATTTATATGAACTTTTAATTGCTGATAATACTGAAATCACTATACCAGAAGGTGAAGAAAATAAATTAAAATACTATCATAAAAAAATAGTTAGAGTAAAAATAGAACAAACGAATGTTTTTAATGAAGATGATAATACTGTTACAATAAGAATAGAATTAAAAAATCTTGAAGAATATACAAAAGATTATAATTATCAAGAAGATGAAGAAGCTTATTATTATAATGAAAATTTAAAAATAGATTTTAAAGGACTCGACAAAAGTGCGTTTAGAAAAATAGAAGAAGATCCAGATTTTAGCGTTAATATATATGGTGATTATTATAATAATGATGCTTATTTCGCATTTGTTCCTAGTGATGTTAAAGAAATTTTTGAAAATAATTCAAAACTTGACAAAAAAGAACAATCCGATAATACTCTTATTTTTGAGAAATATTTTAAATTAAATTTAGATAATCCTACTGGTTTAAAAAACTTTAGTGTTTTTTTTAAAGAAACAACATTAGTCGAAGATGAAAATAATGCAAAACTAAGCGATGTTTTAAAAAAATATAAATATCCAAGTGATTATGATATAGATGAAGATTGTTTAGAGATAACAACAACTTCTAATTTTGATGCTAATTATGAAATAATTGAAAAAGAAATTTCAACAGATTTATTTACTTTTAAGATTCAAAATAAAAATGATAATACCATAAGAATTCTAAAAATATTTGATTATTCATTTAAAAAATTCAGGCTTGATAACAATCAACACCTGCATCAACCTACATTTGAAGCAGACTATAAAATAAGTGTTACTAATCCGATAAAATATGAAGATTTTAATTATATGTTTCATTTTATAGATACAAATAGCGAAAACTATAATAGTGTCAACGGAACATATAGCAAATTAAAATATGATGAAGATTTATATCCTAAAGTTGTAATAAAAAGTTTCTATGTAGGAAGATATAATCAAAAAAAAGATGAACAAGAAAAAAAATTAATTTCTTTAATAGAATCAAAAATTGCTGCTATTCCAACATTTAATGCTTCACAATATTACAATAAAGATGAAATAGATAATAATTTTGTTACAAAAGAGAAAATTCACGATGATTATTATGCAAAGAGTGAAACAGAACAAAAAATAAGTGAAAAAGCTACTGAAATTGATAGTAAAATAACAGAAATAAAATCACAACTTACTGATTATTATAGACAGTCAGAAACTTATAGTAAAGCAGAAGTAGATACAAAAATAAAAGAAATGAAGGATAATAAAAATCATGATTTTGATGATATTTACACAAAATATGATCTTTTACCTTTGGAAATCACAGAAAATACTGATGTTAAAAAGCATCCAAAAATTAAAAGATTAAATTCTAATGAAGAAGTTATTACTGATAATTATGGATATAATTCAAGAACTATTGAAAGTTGTCCTGAAGTTTTAGCACAACAAGATATTAGAATAACCAATTCTGCATTTCCAGAACAATTTTTAAATGACCCTTTAGTGTTTTGGAATAAAGATATAAAATCAAAAGAATCAAATACTCAGTTTATTTTAAATGATAAAGATAATATATACATCAAATTTTATAAAGATATACGTTTAACCGAAAGCGAATATAATGCAGAATATTTCAAAAATAATGTATTTCTTTTAAATGATCAAAGATGTAGAAAATTAAACTTTGTGTTTTACATCAATGACACTCTAAGTGTTATTTGTGATTCATATTTTGCAACAGTTCAAGAAGTTTCAAGTAAGAAATATAAAATATCTTATGAGTCTGAAGGATTTAAATATGATGCTACTTCTCAAGAACTAGAATTTTATATTGATTTGAATAATATAGAAGTTCTAAATAATGAAGGTGAAAACACATTTTATTTAAAAATTAAAAACTCACCTGAGAATAAAACATTAGAAAGAAAATACTTATTTTTCCCATTACCTGATTTGTATATAGATTCAAAAGATAATACTGATTATGAAAAAATAAAAAATGAGTTAGATACTTATACTTCTAAGTTACTGAGAAAACAAAATAATATGAATCCTTATGTGCCAATGACTATGATATATGATCAAACAGATGGTGAAACAGAGACTACAAACAAGAATATAACTTCAGATAGAACAAAATTAACTGATATAACATTTGCTTTAAATCCATTAGAAAATGATTTTGATTATATAGATGAATCTATAATATATAAAGTATTAAGAGTAAATTTAGGATTATATTTTGATAATGATAACACAAAATTATTGAATTATTTTAAAACAAATTTCAATATTACTACGTTTGGATATACAACATTAATGTTAGAAGATTCATATTTGTGTTTAAATCTTAAATCGGTTGTCAATAATAATTACGGATTTGGAAGAAAATTTAAAGGTAATGTTACATTAGATTCAAAAGTATTTACATTTGAATTTGATTATGGTATTACTATAAAAGAAAATAGAGAGTCAAAATTAGATTTTCCTTATAAAGATTATAAATATACTTCAGTTTATTTTGATTTGCAATCACCTATTAAAATATCTGGTAATGGTATTTCAAAAACATTAAAAATTAGAGATGTTGTTGATTTAGGTTTTCAAATTCCTTATAGTTCAACTTTAACAGATACTAATTATCTTGGAATTTGTATGTATGGCGATTTTAGAATGAATGATATTTGGTTAAAATATAACTTCTTCTTAAGAAATAATGATATAACTCAAAGTATGTCACTTCACCCTAATCAATATATTAAATATCAAGAAAAAACATTTAGTGATAAATTATCAGAAAAAGCGATAAATGTAGATAATGTTATAGTAAAAAGTGATTTAACTTCATTTAGTCCTAATAATATTAGTTCAACAATTAGAACAAATATTCATGATGGTGCTGGAATTTTATTGCCTTCAGAAAATTGGAAATCAGTTCAGAATTTTCAAACAGTTTCAGATACTCGTGATTTTCAAATATTTGTTAATTATGAAAATCCAAAATCTGGTGTATTAGTAAATGATGAAAAAAGATGTGTTAGTGGTGTTATTTTAATAGATGTTAGACACGATAATGGATTAGAAATAACTACATTATCCGGTCAAGAAATAATTAAAATAAATGAATTTGATAAAACTTCATTTAAAAGAGGAATAAACATTATTTCTTATTTCTGTGTTGAAAAAACAATATACATTACAAAGGTTAAATAATGTTTTTTCCACCTTTATTTTATTCTGGTATTGGTAATCCATTATTAAAATTTACAAAATATCAACGTGGCGTTATGTATGAAATGTATAGACAATTTGGTCAAGGAGAAGTAATTGGTAAATACAATCAGAATTATGGATTAAGATGTCTATATGATGGTAATCAAACAGCTGTAACACAACAAAAAATACCAAACCAAGAAGAAAAACATTACCTAACATTCACATTTGATGGTGCACCATTTGCAGAAATTAAATTTTCTGTAGATGGAGCTGATATTATACTTCTAAAGTGGTTTGATTTTGTTGGAGAAAATATGAGTCCAGACGGAGGTTATGAACCTTCGAATGATAAATTGCCGAATTATGATGTATTAACAGATGAGGAACGCAATTTTTATCAACGTTTTAGATTAACAAATTACAAAGGTATTATTTGTGGTGAATTATATAATGGTAAATATTTTCTTTTTAATTCTATGAATCAATCAGAACGACGTCAGATATTCTTAGGTAAAGACGACAAAAATAAAACTTTTATTTGTTTTGATACTGAATGTAAAAAACCGATAATATATGTTTCTTTACTAAAAGATGCTACAAATCAACAAGGACAAAAAACAACACTTTTAAAAGTTTTGCAATATGTTGATCCAACATTTAACTCTGCACCAAAAAATTTAGTACCAATTAATTAAGAAAGGAATAAAAATGTCTCAATTTAAGTTTATTATACCAGCAAAAGTAACCGATGATGGTAAGTTTGATACTTCTGATCTTCTTAAAAAAGAAGAATTTAATACGTTTAAGAATTCAGAGTTTAATGAAGTTAAAGAAGATCTTCAAACATTGAAAAATAGGCCAAATTCTGAAGTAAATACTTCAAATTTGGTAAGTTCAGAATTATTTAATGAATATAAATCACAAAATGAAGAAAATATAAGTTCTTTAAAAACCAAAGTTAAAGTTTTAGAAAATAAAGAAATTCCAAATACTTCTGATTTTGTAAGAAATTCAACATTTTCTGATTATAAAGAATGGGTAAATGGATATTTTCTAGGCAAAGAAGAATTAGAAACTTCATATCTTAAAAAGAATGACTTATTCGGAGATATAGAAAGATATTCAAGAAGTGTAGGTAATATTCTTATAACAACAAATAATTTTGAATCAAAATTTGAGTATTATTTACCTCTTAAAGCCGAAGCAGCATTATCAGATACTTTTGTAACAAAACAATACGGTAATAGTACTTATGCATTAAAATCAGAATTACCTACAACTCAATTTAACGCAGATAATTATTATGTTAAAAGAGAAGTAGACTCTAAAATAAATGATGTAAAATTACCGGATTATAGTACTTTAGATCTGGGGGATTTTCCTGAAGATGGTTCTATAAATTTTAAAATAGGTGAAAGCGGATATATAGATGAAGATTATGGTTTCATAGGTGAAAATGAATTTGATGAAAAAATTAATTTTGCTATTTTGAAAAAATTAGGTTTTAAATATATAACAAGATTTATCACTAGATTTTATCCAAATATGAGAGACACTTTAACTGTCAATGTTAATGGTAAAAATTACAAATGGTATGATAATGAAGATACTTTCAGAACAAAAGATAAAGTCGGACTTAATGGAAGAATAGAAGATAATGAATATTGTTTATATTTCTTCTTAAAGAGTGAAGATGATAAATATCTACCTTGTAAAGCTACTTTTAAAATAACCCCAGAACTTGTAGAATCTTCTAAAAAATTAAGAACGAAAGTAGAATTTAAAGAAATATATTATTATCCAGAAACAGAAAACGACTCAACTTCAGAATATCATGAAAAATTTAATAATGGAACAGATGCTAGAGAATTATTTAAAGATGCTAACTTTGAAATAAGTAGTTTAAGTTATAATCTTGTTGTTACTAATTATGGTTGGAAAGAAGTAATTTTAAGTTTCTTATTTGATGTTAAGAGATAAAATTTAAAATTAATTTCAACATAAAATTTTTACGTGTTAATTAGATAAATATAGAAAAAAAGAGAAAAAATGGCAAATATTAAAGAGACTATTCCTTTTTCATTTGAAGAAATATATTCTGATTTAGTGAAAAGAATGACTAAGAAAGGCTATGATGCTCCTTATGAAGGATCAAACTTAGCACAACTTATAACATTACTTTCTTATAGTATTTCTTCTTTGAACTTCAATACTGCTGTTAATATAAATGAAAATATTCTTGAATTAGCACGTAAAAGAAAAAATATTATCCAAGATGCTCGAATGTTAAGTTATGAACCTAAAGTGAAAGTTTCATATATGTATAAAATATATTTTAAAACTAAACTTTCGGGTTCATATATAATACCTAGATGGACTAAAATCAAAATTAATAATATAGAATTTTTATATTGTGATGATGATTATATTTTTCAAAGCACAAAAGCCGGGGATATTTTTTCTATAGTAGTAAAACAAGGACAGGTTGAAACGTCTGATGAAAATAAAGTTCTTAATTATGTTCTAAATGAAAAAGATTATATTGATATACCTTATGATGACGTTGAAGAAGATGGTATAAGAGTATCAGCAACTTTTTATACAGATGATGGTATTTTTGTAAATAATAAACTTCTAACAAAAAGAAACTTATCTTCAATGGATAAAAATGATAATTATGATTATAACTTTTTCAGAAAAGATGATTTAAAAACTTCAAATGCAAGAATTTTCTTTAAAATGAACGGATTAGGGACAACTTTTCCAAAAGGAACTGCAGTTAAAGTTGATGTTATAAGAACAAAAGGAAAAGAAGGAAATCCTGGTGATATTAAAGATATAACTTCAGATATAAAGAATATTGAATTTATAAGTTCAGGTATAAATGCTCCTATTCTATTACAAGTAGGCAATAATGGTGAAAGTGATCAAAGTATTAAAGAAAATGCGCCATTATTCTTAAATGCCGCTTCAAGAGTAGTTACTTCTTACGATTATAAAGCTGTGGCGCAATCACATAATGCTGTTGATCGTGCATTGATTTGGGGAGGTGAAGATGAATTTCCTGTTACTTTAGGTAACTTATATTATTCATTTACCCCAGAAAGAGCTCAAGATAAATTTGAAATATATTCTTTAGAAGGATATGATGATAATAATGAAGAGATTTGGAAAAAAGAAGGTAACTCAAATGATACTTCTGTAATTTCAGAAAAATTTCATTATAAATTAGCAGATTATGCTGATAGTGATTTAAGATTTCTTAGAGAAAATGAATTTTTCAGTAATACTGTAATTGATGGAGTTATTCAAAATAAAGGTGTTTGTGATATTCTTGATATGTATAAATTGCCTGCACTTAAAACTAATATCAGAAATCCTGTTTATGTATATTGTGATTTGTATGTAAATATTAAAAAATATCCTTATGGTACTCCTTCATTTAAAACAAGACAAGAAATTTTTGAAGCAATTCAAGAATATTTTAAGAAAATTCAAGGATTTGAAGCAAAATATTATAATTCAAACCTTATTAGAACATTAGATAATATACTTGGAACTAACAACGGAGTTGAAATATATCCAAAATTCAGAATACTATTGAAAAAAGAAAATATCGCAAAAACTATAGAGAAAAATGAAGAATTTTCAAATGTTAATTGTTTTATTAAATCTTTCTATGTTAATAATTCTTTAAATGTAACATTATATCTAAGTGGTAATTCTCATAAAGATGATGAAGTTTCATTATTCTTCAATCAAAAATTAAATGGATCTAAAGAATGGTATAGTAAAGTAACAGAAGAAGATAGAAAATCTGGAGTTAAAATATATTCATTTCCAGTTAACTACAATGTTGAAAATATTTCGGTAGATTATCAATCTTATGACGGATTATCTGAGTCAAAAGGTAAAGACGTTTTACTATATAATTTCAAAAATAAGAAATTATTCTATGAAGGAATTTTTAATCAAGAGAGTACTGAATTAACTATAATTTTACCTAGGTTTGTTAAATACAATGATGAGATAACAATAAAAGGTATTTTTGAAGGTAATGAATATTCTTTAACAAAGATAATAATCAAAGATGAAGACTTAGAAAAAGGATTTATCAAATACATTGATTTAAAAAGAACTGAATTTGCTGGTATTGTTGGTGCAGAAAATTATAAAATAGAATATACTTCAGATCCTAATTCTCAAAATCCTCAAAAATTATATGGTGAATTAGCAACTTCTTTACAAGACGCAAATGAATTAACTCAAAATCAAGATAATATCTTTAGTAATAATTCATTAAATGAAGTTTTCTATAATTATAAACAAGATCGTGAGAATGTTTCAGTTAAAGTTTGGTTAGCAGATTATGTAAAAACTAATGATATTATAGAAATAGAAGTAAATGATAAACATTCAAAAGTTCTGATTACTGATAATATGATACAAGATAAATCATTTGAATATACTATTAAAATAGATCCTTTGAAAGTAGTTTCTTACACATATAAAGGACAAGATTCTTCTATTAAAATTTATCCAATAGAATTAAAAGAAGCAAATACTATTAAAGACGTTGATGATGATTCATTAGCAATTGAAAATAAAACTCTTCATAATTTCTTAGAACACAATGCAACTACTACTTATGACGGAATTTTTGGATTTAAAGAAAATGTAAGTATTACATTTTTAACAAAATATTATAATAAATTTGATGTGAGAAATCTATTTAAGAACTTTGATGATAATGCAGTTATAAGTATTAGAACAACACCTGAAATGAAAATTCAATATTCTTATCCTTATATAAGTAGTTTCTATCCAACTAAAAAAGAAACATACAATATAAACGTAGATGTTGAATTAAATGGTGAGTTATATTCTAAAAATATAAATGTTTTTATCACTGATGGTAACAGAGATGTTCTAAATAAAGAAGGTAAAGGTGGATATTTTGTATATTTAGATCTACCAGTTGAAGGAATTTATAACGGTAATAAACTTTTAATTGATAGATTACCTAAATTTCAACATATTTCAAAAGGAAAAACTTCTTCAAAAATGATAAAACCTGATTTTACTATCGATGAAACTTCTATTAAGAAAATATTACCTTATATTGTATCTTTAGAAGATTTAGATAATATAAATATACAAAAATTAGAATATGTTCAATTTCCTATAGTAGAAACTACATATAGTGATAATGAATTTACAAAAGAAGATAATAAAAATACAGTGGGAACATATACAATATTTAATGATAGAAAACCTTATATCAGAATTAAGTTATTAAAATCACTTGAATTACCTCTAGAAGATGAACTTAATGGTGATGATGAATTTATAATTTTTGACGTAGAATATCCAACTTCAAATATTAACTTCATCAGAAATTCATTTCTAAAACTTCGTGAAGTAAATTTTGATAGTGTTAATGATTTAACAGAAAGAAAAATTTTAAAACTTCAAGAATCAAAATAAAGGAAAAAGATGCAAATAAAAGATAAAAAAATTGAAAAAAAAGTTATTTCTTTTCTAAGAGAAATACAATACACTGAAAAAGATTTAGACAAAGCTTTATCTAAAGAAAACAAAAAGTACTTTCTAATTTACTGGGCTATTGTGTGCAATGCTTCAGTTCAATCTCAAAATGAATTCTTTAAAAGAATTAAAACAGAATCTCCTTTAGTTAATGTTTTCAAAAATGCAACTTTCAGGGATGAATTTGCAAAAAACTTTGATGATTTTGCAGAAGCTTTGGACGATGATGAAGATGGTGAATTTTTATCAAATAAGAAATTCATTTCTTTAATATATAACTTCATAAGTACTGAGATTTGTGATGGTAAACCTATGCAAGAGTCATTTACTTCAATGTTAGAAGCTCGAAAAAGTGCTACACAAATAAAAAGAGATAATCAAGAAAAAGAAAAACAAAATAAACGTAAAGAAGATCTTTGGAAAAAGAATTCTGATTCTCATAAAGAAATAGTAAAGAAATTTCAAAAAGAAGTTGAATCAAAATTCGGAGTAAAAGTTAGACCTAATAAAGACTTTTCAAAACTTTCATCAGAAGTTACTTATGGTAATAATTACGATGAAAAAAAATCACAAGAATCTGAAAAGAAATGTAAAGATCTTTTAGAAAAAATAACAAAATTTCTAGATGAAAAATTTCCATATTTAGAAGGAAGTTTCAGAGGACCTTTTGTAATGAGTGATGACGAAAAAGGATATGAAGGTTTCATTGATATAAGTGTTAAAATGTCGGCTACAAAAGATTTTGAAGACTTCAAAGGTTCTAAAAATAATCCTTCTCATATAATATCTTATAAAGTATCACGTGGCGATAAAGATATAATTAAAGAATCTGAGAATATTTCTGATATCTCAGAAGAAGTTAAAATGATAATGTCCGAAAGACCTTCACTTGTTATAAAAGTAGGTAGATTAAAGAAACTAAAGAAATTTCATAAAACTTCTCAATTTAAAAATGTTATTCATAAGAAAAATCTAAGACAACTAAAAACAGCAGCTGGTATTGCACTTAAGAGAAAAAAGAAAAGATATATGAAAAAATATACCAAAAAATATGGCAAAATTATGGCTCTTAGAAATAAGAAATACAAGAATATAAAAGATTAATCATGAGTTTCAGTAAAAGTGAATTTTTCAAACATGATGGTAAATATCTCAAGAAGTTCTACGACTTAGTCGTATCTTCTGAGAATTTACTTCTTGTTGATAAGTCAACATTATTCAAGTTTGATTTAAAGGATAAAAATTTAGGTGTTCTTTTAAATGCTATTTCTAATTACTTGGATGAAATGTCAGAAGTTAATGCTTCTAAAGTTCTATTAGCTTGTGGAGCAGATTTAAATTCACAAGGATATAAAAAGGAATTTAAAGGAGTATCTTCAGACGGATCAGAGATGTTTATTACAATAAATAAGATTGATAAATCTAATGTTTCTCAAAATTCACAGAAAGGAGAAAAAGTGGCAAGTAATAAAGATGATATTTGTGAAATGGGAGTGTGTTATGCACTAGAAGCGCAATATCTTGGTAAACATTTTGACGTTTATGAAGTACCAAAGAATTCAAAGGTAATAGGATCAGTTCCAATATCTGATGTAAGACAATTTTTTGTAGATAATCCTTCTTGGAAAAAGTCTTGTATTTCAAGTGCAAGCGCAGTTTTAAAGAATATAGATATTAGTAATTTCACAATTCACCATAAAGATAAAATTATGAATTCTTTAAAAACACAAGGAGCTAAATTATCTGGATTAGCAGAAGATAAATGGAATCCTGGTGATTTTTTCTTAATTAAAAATACATATAAATTAAAAACTTATAAATCTTGGCAAGAAATAAATGGAGATATTAATAAATTAGATGAAATTATACCTATTTCACTTAAAAAAGGTGAAAATGATGCTCTCCATGGAGCTTATGCATTAAATAATATTGCAAAAAAATACAATTTAAAATCATTTTCGTCTATAAATTATAAGAAATTTGACGATGATTATAAAAAATATGTATATGAAATGTTGAAAGAAATTCAGAAAAATGCCGATAACTCAATATTAGCACGTTTAGATGATCTTAATTTTGAAAAAATGTTTAAAACTTCACAAGAAAATTGCACTTCTAATAACTATTTCAAATCAATACCTTATATTTTAGAGTTTGTAAGATATTACGTTTCTTTAAAAGACCAACAAAAGAAAGATTTAATTTATGAGATAGTATCTGGTTGTTTCAGTAGATTTCCGGAATCTTCAAATTTCTATAAAGTAGAAGGTAATACTTTTAAATGCTTTGATCACGGTTTAGGTGAAGTAAAAATGGATCTTTTTGTTTTATCTTTAAATGGAGATATAGATCTTAAAACAAATGTTATAGTAGAAGGTAAAACATATAAACTTCAATGTAGATCTAAAGGATCATTACCACAATTCACTATAGTACCAACACCTGTTCAAGTTTCACCTAAAGACAAACCAATTAACTTCATTAAGTTACCTAAATCAATTAAGGACTTATTATGAGTTTTAGAACATTACTAGAAGGCGGTAATCTCTCAGTTAAACTGGGAGATACTACCTATGAAGCTCAAAAAATACCTATTAAAGAAATAGGAATTGAAAAATTTAGAAAAGATTTTGTAAATTTATTCAAAGTTATTAATAAATTATATTTTAAGAAATTTAAAGAATATCTTTGGGAAGATGAAAAAGATTTAGAAAATGGATTATTATTTAATGGAAGTACTTCATTTATTATGGATCCAAAATATTCAGCACAAGAAATAGCTAAATATAAAGAAACTTCTGGTGACTTAGATGTTATAATACCCGAAGAAAAAGCTCAAAATTTATGGTTACTTTTAAAAGAACTGGAAGATAAAAAGATAACTTCTGATATCAGTTATATTAGTAATAATAGAAATAATATAAATGCATTAGGTGATCAAATAAATGCATTATTTAAATATTCATTTAAAAAAGATAATGTTATTCATACTATTTTCGCACAAGTAGATTTTGAAAAATTAGAATTTAAAAATTCAAAACCTTCTTCATTTGCTAAGTTTTCACATAGTAGTTCATTTGAAGATTTAAAATTAAAAGTTAATATAGACAATAAAGAATATTCAATAAAAGGTGGTGTAAATCACAAGTATCTATTAAGAGCTCTTGTTGGCGCTGCATCAGAAGATCCAAATATTTTAGTAGTTTCAGATAGTAGTACTTATGAAAAATATAAACCAGTTAAATATGATGATGTTCCAAGAACAAAAACATTTAGTGTTTTACACGGAATCGGAACCGCATTTACTCCGGTACTAGACGATAAAGGTAATCAGGCTTATTCAGAAGATGGAAAAAAACTAATGAAGAAGAATAAAACTTCGGATAAAAATTACATTGATGATGTTGATGATATGTTTGATGCTATTTTCGGAATAGGTGATAGAAAAGATTTTGCTTCTTTTGGCGGAGTTATTAAGTTATTAAAATTAATGCCAAGAGAAATGCAAGAAAAAACAAAAGAACGATATTTTGAAATATTATTTGGAAAATCATCTCAAATTATAGAAAAAGATGATCCACAAGGTGATTTCAATGTTAAATATCCGGCATTTATATATTTCTTAAATGAACTTAAATTGAAAATGCCAAATATGGATAAAAAAATAGAAACGTATTATAAAACAAGATTTAAATAGAAAAATTTACAGAAAAAGATAAATAATATGTATTCTAAAAAGAATCAAAATTAGAAAAGGTAATAATATGAATGAACTTTTAGAAACTCTATTGAATTCTGAAAGTGTTAATAAAGAAGAAGTTCAAAAAGCACTAGAAGAATCTATAGAGAAGAAAATTGATGAAAAAGCAGAAATTCTAGCAGAACAAATGTTACTAGAAAAAATGCCAGAAGCTCTTCGTGAAGAAAAAGAAAAACTAATTGAAGAGTATGATCAAAAACTTTCTGATTTTAATGAAAAAATTCTTGAAACGATTGATGATTATATTAAACTCTCAATTGATAAAATTGAAGATAATATTAAAGAAAATCTAGAAAAAGAAATTTCAGTTGAAAAATCAGATGCACTTATTGAATCATTTGAAAGTATGATCTTAAGTGGCGGTGTTGATGTTATGAAGATTAAAGAAAGTTTTGAAGATAATTCAAATGCATCTTTTAAACAAAAATTCACTGAAGCAAAAGCTCAAATTGATCTTTTAAGAACTCAGGTTAGAGAACTTAGAGAAGAGTTACTAATTAAAGAAGCTCAAGAAGATTTAAGTGTAGTTGAATCAGAGAAATTTGTTAAATTAGCTGAACTTCACAAAGGTGAAGAAAACTTTGAAGAAAAATTAAATCTTCTTAAAGAATCAGTTAAATCAAAACTTCAAGAAGAGTTAAAAGAGAAACCATCTAAAGTAGTTGAAGAAATACATTCTAGTGATGTTAATTCTTTAATCAAAGAGTCTTATCAAAGATTTTTAAGATAAATTTTTGAGAAAAAGATAAATAATATTGTAAAACTATTTTTACATTTAAATTATAATTTAAAAAAGGTAATAAATGCTATTAACAGAAAAATATAATGATATTCTTGAAAGTGAAAAATTTGAAAAGCTTTCAGACGAGAATAAAGCAATAACAAGTGTTCTTCTTGAGAATACTGCAAAAGAAATGGAGACTCTAATTAAAGAGTCAAATGGTACTATGACTGGTGATATCGCACAGTTTACTCCAATAATGATGCCACTTGTAAGACGTGTATTTCCAAAACTTATAGCTAATGAGTTACTAGGCGTCCAGCCTATGGTTATGCCAACAGGCTTCATTTACGCATTAGTAAATAGATATGTTGGTGATGGTAATGCTAAACTTAATCCAAATAACAAAGCTCAAATTATAGAAGTTACAACTCCTTCAGCCCTAAATGTAGGTGATACTGCAACTTCAGCTGCTGGTGGTAATGGTAAAGTTCTTTACAAAGATAAGGCTAACGAGCTTGTTCTTGTAAGTGTTGATGATAGAGAAAAAGGTTTCGTAAAAGGTGATACTTATGGTGCTGGTGGCGCTATTAAGAATGTTTATTCTAACGAAGCAATCTTCCATACAATTCTACCGGGTTATACTGGCACTTATACAACTCAAGCTGGTGAAATTCTCGGTAAAGATATGAAAGAAGTTGGATTTGATGTATTCAAGAAATCAGTAGAAGTTAAAACTCGTAAATTGAAAGCTCGCTATACACTAGAAATGTATGAAGATCTTAAAGCTCAACACGGTCTTTTAGCAGATGAAGAGCTTATGTCTCTAATGCAAGCTGAGATTTTAACAGAGACTGATCGTGAAGTTATTAAGTTTGTTAATGATAATGCAACTAAACTTCCTGATACAATGACTCCACATAACGTAGATGGTAGATGGGAAATCGAGAGATTCCGTGTTCAAGCTACAAAAATTGATCTAGAAGCTGCAAATATTGGTATTGATACTAAACGTGGCAATGCTAATATAATTGTATGTTCACCAAAAGTTGCTACAATGCTAGAGCAAGTTGGTACTTTCAAATTTGCTGACAGTGCAGCTAATATGAATAACCAATACTTTAATGGTGTTGTTGGTACTTTCAATAATAGATATAAAGTAGTAGTAGATCAATTCGCTACAAGCGATTATGTAACTATGCTTTATAAAGGTCAAGATAGAAGAGATGGTATTGGATTCTTCAGTCCTTATATCCCACTATCATTCCAAAAAGTAATTGATCCTGAAAGCGGTCAACCAGCACTTATCTTAAGAACAAGATATGGTCTAGACACCAATCCGTTGAATCCAGAGTTCTATGCTCGCAACTGGGCTGTAGATTTCAGTAATACTGTTCTTGCATAATCTTAAAAGTTTCCCGTTTCTACGGGAAACCCTTTAACTCTCACGAATCCTTCATAAAAAGCAAATAAAATTAAGACAATTTTCATAATATCCTTTCAAAGGAATAATATGAATGATATTAAAGACAAATTTCCGCAAAATGTTAGAACTTCAATAAACAGATACAGAGATTATTACTACAGACTATTAGTATATAGGATGAGTAATATTTTTAAATGTTCTTATAAAGAAAGTATTAAAAGTGTTTCTCAAAAAATTAAAGTATTTGGAAGAAAATTCTTTATCCAAAAATCCTGTGAATTTTTTGAAGTAGATTATGACGATTCATTATACATAAAAGATTTAAAATTACGTGAATTAACACGAACTTTAAAAGTTTTACCTACATCTAAAGAAATAATAAAACAAAGAAATGAAAAAAGAATTCAAACAAATATAGAAAGATATGGATATAAAACAGCTTTTTCTTTAAAAGAAACTCAGGACAAAGTAAAGAAAACTTTTAATGAAAAATATGGAGGTAATACTCCTATGAAAGACGATAAAGTTAAACAAAAAGTTAAAGACACCACCTTCCAACGCTACGGCGTTACAAATTGTATGAATTTAGAACACGTAGATCATAATTACAATTATGAAAATATCAAAAAAACCGTGAAAGAGAAATACGGAGTTGAAAATGTTTTTCAATTAGAAGAAGTAAAAGAAAAAATCAAAAACACTAATCTAGAAAAATACGGTGTTGAATGTTTCACACAAACGTCAGAGTATAAAGAAAAATCTAAAGATACCTGTTTAGAAAAATACGGAGTTGATAATTATTCAAAGACAGATGAATATAAAGAAAAAGTAAAACAAACTTCATTAGAGAAATATGGTGTAGAGAATTTCAATCAGAAACATTTTAAAAATTTAGATGATTTAAATGAAGAATTTTTTAGAAACACCTTTATTAAAGATGAGAGATTTTTAGTAGAAGAGTGCTCTTTATATTTTAATTTTAGTTATAGTGCTGCTGTTGTTTATAAAGAAAAATTTAATATTACTGAATTAAATAAATCTAGTCATTTAAGAACTCAACAATTTATATATGACTCTATAAATGTAGAAAATAAAATCTTTAATGATAGACACTTGGAAAAAGAGTTAGATATCTATATCCCCGATTATAATTTGGCTATTGAATATGATGGATTAATGTATCATTCAGAAGGAAATTCAGAACATAATATGTTTAAAAATAAAGACAAGAATTATCACTTACAAAAAACTGAACTCTGTTTGGAAAATAATATACAATTATTACATATCTTTGAAGGAGAAGATTTAGATTTATGGTTAAGTATGATTAATAATAAGTTAAACTTAAATGAAAAAATATATGCACGTAAGTGCATTATAAAAGAGTTAAATTCTCAAGATACTATAGAATTTCTTAATGAAAATCATTTACAAGGTTTTTGCCGGGCAAAAATTAATGTAGGATTGTTTTATAATAATGAATTAGTTTCATTAATGACTTTCTCTAAACCACGTTTTAATAAGAATTATGAATATGAATTAATTAGATTTTGTTCAAAAAGAAATACTTCTGTTATAGGTGGTGCTACTAAACTTTGGAAATATTTTGTTACAAAATATAATCCAAATTCGGTAATAACTTACGCAAACAGAAGATTTTCAAATGGAGAAATATATAAAACATTAGGATTTACTTTTTTAGAAAAAACATCTCCTAATTATTTTTATTTTAAACCAAATGAATTTATATTATACTCAAGAGTTATGTTTCAAAAACATAAGTTAAAAGATATATTAGAAATATATGATGAAAATCTTTCTGAATCAGAAAATATGTTCAATAACAATTATAGAAGAATTTATGATTGTGGAAATTTAAAATTTATATACAATAAAAATTTAAACAAACTTTAACTTTCTGGTATTAAATATTTAAAAAATATACAATTTATTGTAATTTTTTTTTTTAAAAATATCAGAAATCTAGAGAAATTAATAAAACTTTACCCAAAGTTTAAACAAACTTTAAACAAACTTTAAACTTTTTATGTTATAATATACATATAAAAACAAAAGGAGAATAAATGGATTACATAAGAAAATTAGTTTCTGTAAAGAAAATAGATAATATTTTACCAATAGAAGGTGCAGATAGAATAGAATTAGCCCAATTTGGTGGTTGGAAAGTTATAATACCAAAAGGAATTCATAAAATTGATGAAAATGTTATATATTTCGAGATCGATTCATTCATTCCTTTTCAAGATATATTAGAAAAATTTTTAGAACCATTAAAAGCAAAATGCACTAAAACATTTGATAATAAAGAAGGAATTTTGATAAAAACAATAAAGATGAAAGGACAATTTTCTCAAGGATTTGTTATACCTAATATTGTAAATGCAGAATTAGGAACAGATTTAACTGAGAAATTTAATGTTTTAAAATATGAAATTCCGATTAGTTCTAATAATCTAGAAACAAAATCATCATTCCCTGGATTTATTAGAAAAACTGATTGTATTAGAATACAAAATTTAACAGATGAAGATTACAACAGAATTAAAGATAAAAAATTCGAGATCACTTTGAAAAATGATGGCACTTCTTTTACAAATTATTACTATAATGGAACTGTAGGTGTTTGTTCAAGAAATTTAGAATTAAAACCACAGGTTTCTAATTTATACACAGATCAAATGTTAAAAGAATTAAATGATTATAAAAGAAATATTGCTATTCAAGGTGAAATTATAGGACCTAAAATTCAAAATAATCCTCATAATGTTAATAAAAATACATTGAAAATATTCAATATTTGGGATATAGATAATCAATGTTATTTACCACAAGAAGAAAGATATAAAGTATTAAAAGATTTAAATCTGTTTGATAAACATATTGAAATAGTTGATTGTAAATATCAATTGAAAAAACCTTCAGATTATTCTGAAAATTTAAATGATTTTGTTAATAAACTTTTAACAGAAGTTCAGGAAAAATGTGGTAAAAAATTAGAAGGATTTGTTTTAAAAAGTTCGGATGGATCGGAGATTATAAAAGTTATATCTAATGAATATCTTTAAAGAAGAGACAGAAAAACTGTCTCTTAGTATATTTAATTATTGATTTGGGGCTATAACATTTGTTGAAGCTACATTAATTAATTTTTCTGGGGTATTATACTCTGTTTCGCCAACTACGAAATCGCTAAATGAAAACGTGATGTCAAACTCTTGAACTTGATCAATGCTATCAGCTGACACTGAAATTTCGCCAACACTTTGAACCCAAACATTATGAAATGTATAAACTGCTGTTTCTTTCTCTAGAGAGTCTATTTGGCAAACTTTCATATCTACAAAAAGTCCTCCAGGGTTACCGGAGTGGGTGTTGCTCTGAAAATTGTCTATACCAGCTTGCCACGCCAGAAATGTTCTTCTTATACTATGATTAGCATCATTATAAAATGTTACAGTCCACAATGTTTCATAAGAAGTATCTCCGGGAATTGGTAACTTACGGCCTTGATTCCAAAATTCTATCTGGCCGATAGTAACACTTGGAAAGGTGGCAGATTTACACATAAAACTCATCTCTTCTAAAGTTGCGCTTTTTGTTACTTCAGGTGGTAGTGAAAAATAAACCACATATTTAGAAGATCTTGCTGCAGATCCTTTAGAAAGAGTACTTTTAATCTTATTGATTTTATTACTCATCAATTTTCCTTTTATTTTGCAAAATAAATATTATATCTGTATTCAGATGATTAATATATATTATTTATCTTTTTATCTAAAATTTATCTTTTTATGATATAATAAAAACAAAAGGAACAAAATGAAAGATATTAGAAACATTTCAGTAAAATCAGATGATTTAAGTTTGAATAATTCAAAAATCAAAAAAACAAAACTCACAAAATCTAACAGAAAATTAAAAGTCTCATCTTTTTATGAATTTTTAAATACTTTATTAAGTTTTGAATTTTTATTTGGAATAATCATAGGACTTGTTATAGTAGTATTTTTCAATGTTTATGATTCGAGAAATAAAGAAAAAATATCTTCACTCGAAAATATTATAAAATTTAATCAAGAACAATTCTTAGAATATGATAAAAGAATTGAAGAACAAGTTAAAATAATCAAATCTCTTAAAAATGATCTAGATAATAAAGAAAGTATAGATGATTATTTTTCAAAAACTATGAAAAATAGTATCAATAATTTTGAGAATATTTCTGATACTCAGAAGAAGAAAATAATTGATAATATCTTTAAATTCTCTGAAAAATATAACATAAATCCAGTTTTAGTATATGCAATTATAGAAACAGAAAGTTCATTTAGACCTTATTTGGAACATAAAAGAACATATATACCATCTTTAAAGAAACATATTCAAGCTGTTGGATTAGGTGGAATTGTTTGGGAGTTTTGGAAAGAAGATCTCAAAAATAATAAAATAGCATATTCAAGACAAGATTTATTTGAAATAGAGAATAATGTTGAAGCAATTTGTTATATTTTAGATGTTTATAGAAATTATGAAAAATTACCACAAGCAAAAAATATCACTGAGTCTATGTTAATGAGATTTTATGGAAGTGCGTTTGCAAAATATGAAAATAATGTATATAATAAGATTGCTCTTTTATTAACCAAAGACTTTTAATGTATAATTTAATTTTAAAGGAGAAATATGAAACTTTTAGAATGCACGTTTACTGGAGTAAAAGATAGTCCAGAACAATATAATTCTTATGAAAGATATAATCTTAATGGTAATTCATATATAAAGAGAATAACAAAAAGTTCAGAAACATTTATAGAAGATCCTAATGGAAACTATAGGTTTATTCTCGATAATAATATAAAACTCAAGAGAGTTAAAGATAGTAGAAATTTAACTTGTAAAAAATATGGAAGTTCTAGACCTATGTATTCTCATATTAGAGATGAATATTGGGATTTTGAAGATTCAAGATATAACAGAAATCCAAGAGTTTGGTATTTAGATATTGAGACAACAGCAAAAAGACCAATTAACGCAGAAGCTGCACTTGAAGAAATAGTTCTAATTCAGATTTTCGATAGTATTCTAAAAACTAATATTATATTAGGATTAGAAGATTTCGAAGTTTGTGAAGATCCTGGTACTTCGTTTTACACGTTTAATAATAAAACCTATGATTTTAAAGTTAAATATCTAAAATGTGATAATGAAGCGCATTTGTTAGAAATGTTTGATCGTCTTTTGAAACAGTTAAAACCACTGATAGTGTATGCTCATAATGGAAGGAACTTTGACTTTCTTTATCTATATCATAGAAGCAAACCTTATGGAATTCTTAATAAATTAAATTGTTGGAATTTTGAATCAAAACTTCAAAAAAACAGAAATGGATATTGGGAACTTATTTCTCCTGGTATGTTTTTTGTTGATTTTATAGATTTATATAAAAGATTTGTTTTTGAACCACGAGAGTCTTATTCACTGGATTATCTTGCAAAAAAAGAATTAAATTATGGAAAAGTGCCACATAATTGTTTTAGAACATTTGATGGATTTAGAACAGGTGAAACATATATACCACCAGAAGATCCAGAAAAAATAGATAATGATTTTGAAAAATATCTGTATGAAGCTTATTCTAAGAATGATACAATTTCTTTTAAAAAAATAACAAAAGATTGGTTTATTCATTATGGTATAATAGATACATATCTATTATATAAATTGGATGAAAAATTAAAACTCACAGATCTTTTAATAAATGTTTCTTCTCTGATGGGAGTAAATTATGATGATGCAATGGGAACAACAAAACCTTGGAGTCAAGGATTAGCAAATATTGCATTAAGAAATAATGAAGTAATTCCGGATTTAGATCCGGATCAAAGAGATGTTCAAATTCAAGTAAAAGGTGGATTTGTTAAAGATCCTTATCTTCAAAAAATAGATTATGGATTTTCACTTGACGTTAACTCAATGTATCCCTTATTAGGTATGTATTCTTTTAATCTATCGCCTGATACTTATATACCAGAACATAAAATTCCAAAAGAATTAAAAGAATTTAAAGACAAATATCTTTTTGATGAAGATGAAGAAAGAGTACTTAAATTATACAGGGAACAGCCTGAAATTTTTAAAGAATATACTAAATTATTGAAAAAATATAATCTTTGTGGAAGTATTGTTGGTGCATTTTTTGATAGAAGTAAAAAGGGTATAATTCCAAGAACAGTTATAAAAATATATGAAAACAGAAAAAATGCCAAAAAAGAAATGTTGAAATATCAAGGTGAAGCGGAGAAGATAAAAGAAATTCTGTTAAGCAGAAACGTTGATATCGATAAAATATAAGAACAAATATGTATAATAAATCAAAAAGGAGAATATTTGAACTATAGTGAAATGAATACTGAAGAGTTAATTTCTCTTTATAAAGAAAATACCAAAAAAGCAGATGAAAAAAAAGTTCTTCAAAAAGCTCTGAAAAATGCGATTAATAGTTTGTATGGCGCACTCGCCAATAAATTTTTTCCTATGTTTAATCAAGATATGGCACGAAGTATTACCGGAAACGGTAGGTTTTTTATAAACTTAACTGGAAGTAATGTTGATAAATATCTCCATGATTTAGCAAAATCCGAGAAACCTTATTGGATCTACTCTGATACTGACAGTGTAGATGGTGATACAATAATAGAAATAAATAACAAAAAAGGTAAAATTTCAGATTTTTTTGATTCTCTTGATGGTGAAATTATAGAAAAATCAGAAAATAATTTTATTAAAAAATTAAATGAATGTGAATCATTATCAGTTAATAAATCTTTAGAAATACAGAATAAAAAAGTTACATATATTATGAAACATAAAGTTAAAAAAAGAATGTTTAAAATAAAAGTAAAAGACAATGAAGTTATAATCACAGAAGATCATTCTTTAATGGTAGTAAGAAATAGTAAACTTATATCTGTTAAACCAAAAGAAGTTTTAAACACTGATAAATCTCTGATACTTCAAGAAGATATGAAATTAACACTTCACAATTTACAAATAGAAGATTTAGGTATAATAGAAGATTTTGTTTATGACTTAGAAATAGAAGACAATCATAATTTTTTTGGAAATGATATTTTAGTTCATAATTCTTGTTATTTCGCCTTAAACAAAATTGGTGATGCTCTATCAAAAGACAAAAATCTAAGAGATTCTAAAAACACTATAAATGATTTTATAGAGAGTAAAATTCAACCTAAAGTAGAAGAAAGTATTCTCGAAATGAAAGAAGTTTTCAACGCAGTTGATGATCAAAAAATAGGTATGAAACGTGAGGTTATTTTCAAAGGGGCAGTATGGTTGGCAAAAAAGAAATATTTTATGAGAGAATTGGATTCTGAAGGTATTGAATATTTAGATGAAGATAATCCAGAAATTAAAAAACAAGGTATTGAAATTGTTAAATCAAGTACTCCTCCTTTTTCACGTAAATATTTAAATGATGCAACTTTGATTATCTTAGAGAAAGATAAAGATACTCTTAGAAAATGGTTAAAAGAAGTTAAAGAGAAATTCATTCATCAGAAATTAATGGATATTGCAAAAACTTCAAGTGTTAATTCATTAGATTATGATTTAGATAATGATAAATTTGATGAAAATGGAAGAAAAATATCGATCCCTATAAATTCACGAAGTGTTTTGGTAACAAATAGGTATATTAAAGAAAATAATCTTCAACTTGAACATAATCTTTTAACCGAAAATGAAAAAATCAAAATGTTATATCTTAAAATGCCAAATCCACTTAATAGTGATAGTTTTGCATTTAATACTGAAAAATTCGCACAATTATTCAAAGATTATATAGATTATGATACAAATTTTGAGAAATTATTTTTAAAACCTCTTGAATTGATGACAGAAAATCTAAATTACGATTTAAAGAATAATAATGAAGTTTTAGATGAATGGTAGTTGTGGTAATTTTCTGGGAAGTTGTTTTGAAAACTCAAGTTCAACGAGTTTCAAAATGATTTCTTTGACTTTTGAAAGTACTTTCTTATATATAAATGAAACTTTTCTTTTGAAAAATTCATTTTAAAGAATAATTACTTATAATAGATAAACAAAGGAGAATTAATGATTGAAAATTCTATTTTAAAAAAATCTCTAACTGATAAAGTTTACTTTAATAAAGTAAAACAAATCTTAGATGAGAATATTTTTGAAAATCCTGCTAACGCAGAAATCTTCAAATTAATCAAAAATTATTATGAAACTTACAATAATTTACCTAAAATAGAAGAAATCGCAATTTCGGCAAATAATCTAAATAATATTGAAATTAAAAAAGAAATAGCAAAATCTCTTAAAGAAATAAATTCTTCTCAAGAATTAGATCAACAATTTCTATTAGATAAAACTCTTCAATATGCAAAAGATCAATTATATACACAAGGTCTTATAGCTGGAAGTGATTATGTTAATACAAAAGATCCAAAATATATTCAAAAATCTAAAGAACTTATAGAAAAATCTCAGAAATTATGTATTGATTTGGATTTAGGCTTGGATTATAATGATATTGAACAAAGAATTGAATATTACCATAACGATTTAAAAGGTATTAAATTTAAAAGATTTAAAGCATTTAACAATATATTAGGGCCAGGATTTCTACCGGGAACTATGAGTGTAATTTGTGCCGCAAGCGGTGTTGGTAAAAGTTTGTTTATGAGTAGTGCGATTGCGGATCTTTTATCAGAGAACAAGAATATTCTTCTTATAAGTATGGAAATGAGTAGTAATGAATTTGTTAAAAGAATTGATAGTGATTTTCTGAATTTGGAAATTAACAAATTAGATACTACCAACGATGAAATTATAAGAAGCAGGTTTAGTGAATGTAGAAGTAATTCTAAATTTTACACAAAAGCTTATCCAGCCGGAACATTTTCTGTTTCAAACCTTGAAGCTCTTATAGATATGTATAAATCTCATGATATTACTTTTGATATTATATTTTTGGATTATTTAGGAATTATGAAAAGTGATAGAGTATCTCCAAATATTGGATTATATCCATATATTAAAAGTATAGCAGAAGAAGTTCGTGGATTTAGTGTTAAATATAATTTACCTATTATAACTTGTTCTCAATTAAACAGATCTTCTGTAAATAATGTAAATGCAGATAATGCTGCAATTTCTGATAGTATGGGAACTGTTCAAACAGCGGATTTTATTTGTTTTCTTTTACAAGATGAATCTATGAAAGAAAATAATAGAATTATTTTTAAAACAACAAAAAATAGATTTAGTGGAAAAACTAAATCTTTTGAAATGAATATAGATTATAATTATATGAGATTTTATGATACAGAAATAATAGATATGAGTAATTTTAATGATGAAAAAGAGAAAGTATTAGATAATATGGTAAAAGAATATACCAGAAATGAAATTCAAATAGCACAAAAAATTGATAAACAAAATTCAATTGAAAATTTCTTTAATGATTTGGAAGTAAAATGAAAAAAGATTTATTAGATAGCACATATAAATTTGAAATTTATGATGATCCTCAGTTAAAAGTAATTCAAAAATACAATGAACTTCAAAGTAACCTCAAAAGAGGAGATTTTGAAGATATTCTTAAAAGTATAGTTGAAGTTCAGGTAAGTGATGATGTGATTAAAATAAAATTAAACAAATCACTTATTTTAGAAACTGATAATACAATAACAATCTCAAAAGGATATGATATTACATTAGCAAATAATATTCAACTAAATCCTGATTTAAAGATTAAAGATGAACGTAACAAAATTCAATGAATCTTTTTACTTTTGTGAAAATCTAACAGAAAAAGAAGCTCGTTTAATTTCTGATAGATTAAAAGTGAAAAAAGATAAAAGTATCTACATAGAAAGTAAAATGTCTGAAAGGGATGTTAAGATGTTTAACTCATATAACAATTCTTCTTATAGAAAATTTTATAGATACTATGAAGATAAAAATAATAAAGGTGTTATAATACCTTTAGGTAGTATTTGTTATATTCCTGAATTAATTCAAGAACCCCAACTACAAGAATCATATATTAATGAATACTCAGAAAAAATTCTAAAATTAATTCAAATATTTCAGCCCTTTGAACTTTATGAATTTCAGAAAAGAGCAATAATAGGTGCATTACTTCATAAACATCACTTTATAAAAGCTTGCACGGGAAGTGGAAAAAGTGCTATAATTTCAGTTCTTATTAAAATTCTTACTTCTATGAATTTAAAAGGACTTCTTTTAGTTCCTAATATTTCATTAGTTAGCCAATTTAACAATGATTTAGATGATTATAAAATAGATATAGACAGAAGATTAATTGGTGGAATTTATAGGGAGAAAAAATTAGATAAATCTTTAACAATTTCAACTTGGCAAAGTGCGTCAAAATTTAAAGAATTATTAAAAGAAGTTGATTTCATAATCGTAGACGAAGGTCATACAGTTCAAGGAAGTGAAGTTTATGATATTGTTGAAAAATGTGTAAATGCTAAATATAAAATAGGACTTTCAGGAACAGTTCCATTAATGCCAGAAGCTGAAATGTCTTTAATTTGCTCATTCGGAAGACCTTATACTTATGTTAGTGCACGTGATTTAATTAATTCTAAATTAGGAACTGAAATTCAAATTAATCACTTAAAACTTCAATATCCTAAAGAATTCAAAGAAAAACTCAGAATTGAAGATAATTATTCTAAACAACTTAAAATGCTTTTAGATTTTAAACCACGAACTAATTTTCTTGTTAATTTAACTTATTCTTTAAATGGAAATACTGTTATATTATTTGATAGAATTGCTTATGGATTAGATATATTTTATGGAATTTTAAGAAAAAAAGAAATTCAATTTGACAGTAATTCTGCATATAAAGATTATTTTCTACAGAATTCTTGTAATGTTTTCTTTATAAATGGTCTTATTGAAGGAAATCAAAGAGAACAAATAAGAAAAGTAATGGACTCCAAAGAAAATGCTATAATAGTTGCAAATCTGAAAATACTTTCAACTGGCATTAATATAAGAAATCTTCATAATATTATCTTTGGAACTCCAATAAAATCTTATATTACTGTTACACAATCACTTGGAAGACTCATAAGACTTCATAACTCCAAAGATATTTCAAATGTATTTGATATTGATGATAGATGCGGATTTTTTGAATATCAATACAAATACAGACTCCAAAACTCTTACAACCCCGAAAAATACAAAATACAAGAAGAAGATATAAAAATATTTTGATTTTTTTGAAGAAGTTGTTTGAAAACTCGTTGAACTGAGTTTTCTTAATACTTCTTTGAACTTTGACTTTGAAAAATTCATTTCTAAAGAAATTCTACTTTCACTTTGAAAAGTGCTTTCTTAAATATAAGAATAACTTTCACTTTGAAAAATTCATTTCTAAAGAAATTCTACTTTCACTTTTCTTTTTCGAACAAATTTGAATATTTCTTAGAATTTTCTTTAAAAAGAAGATCACAAGAAAACTCAAAGTCAACGAGGTTTCAAACAACTTCTTTAGAAAAGAAGAATTCTTTCTTAAAATTATCTTTTATGATAAATATAGAAAAAGAGAATAAAAGATGTTTATTTTTAAATCAAAATGGTTTAATGATACTTTTACTAATCCTAAATCAAAAGATCACAATAATATAATTGATGCACCTAGAGGTTCAGTTAGAACTGATATAACTTCTTTTGAACCAAAATCTCAAGGAACAGTTATATTAGGTTCCGAAGTTAAAAAACTCATTGATAATCTTAATTCTGAAATTAGAACAAGAAATAACTTTTATGGAAATACTACAGAACTTCTGCAATTTATTGAAAATCCAGTGAATTCTGGTGTAGTTATAAAAGCCCAAGAATACAATGATGTTAAAAATATTCTTTTAAAGATATTCACTGATAATGGAGGAAGATCTTTAACAGAAGATATAAAATTAAATGAACATTTAAATAAAGTAAGAACTTATGAAGGTGATTTTCTTTTAAAATATAAAGAAAGTACTCTACCTATTTTTGTAAGATACTTAAATGATACTGTTCTTGACACTAACGTTTCATTTTGGAGTTTTAAATCAGAGTTTAATAGAATTAATCCAACAAGGGTAACTGGAACTTATGTTTGCACCTGTGATTGCAATTATTGCACTTGTGATTGCAATTATTGCACTTGTGATTGCAATTACTGCTTATGCGACTGCAATTACTGCACTTGTAATGCTAATAATCAATATAATGCTTATGGTCCTAAAGACAGTTCAAAAGAAATAAACTCATGGGACAGAAAATCTGATAGTAAATTAAAAAATATAGTAAATGGAACTATTGTTGAATATGTTAAGGGTAAAAAAACATCAACTAGTAGTATTTCAAATGTTTCAGCAGAGAAATTTTCAAAAGCAGTACTTAATAATCTTATAAGTACTTCTGACAACTATGGTGTTGATAAACACTACAACATTAATATTAATAATACTATTTTTGTAAATCTAAAGAAAATTCCAGAAGATTTTAATATAATCAAGGATCATTTAGACGAAACTGAAGTTTTTATAGTTTTTAAAGATACTTTAGTTAAACTAAATAATGTTAAAGTTACAAATCTTTCTTTTAGTTATACAAGTAGTGATTTATCTGATGGTTCAATAGCTTCATTGGAATGTTCTTTTAAATTAGTAGAAGATATTGAGAAACTTAATGAATTAAAGAAAAATAGATTTAATCCTAATTACTTAATTCAAGCCCAAGATGTAAAAGTTCTAGAGAAATATTTAAATATTGCTGAAGCTGCGTGTTTGTGTGATTGCAATTATTGCACCTGTGATTGCAATTACTGCACTTGTGATTGCAATTATTGCACTTGTGATTGCAACTACTGCACTTGCGATTGCAATTACTGCACTTGCGACTGCAACTATTGTGCCTGTGATTGCAATTATTGCACTTGTGATTGCAATTACTGCAACTGCGACTGCAATTACTGCACTTGTAATGCTAATAATCAATATAATGCTTATGGTCCATTGGATAGAACAAAGGGTGTTAATGATTTTCCTAAGAAATTAATAGATGGAAAATCTCCTACTACTTATACAACTGTAGTAGACGGAAGAGTAAAAACTACTAAGAAAATTTACAATTTACCAAAAACTGATGTAGATATTGATTAAGATATCTACATCTTAAAAAAGGAGAAAATTTGAAAAACGAAAAACTTAATAGAGCAAAAGTAGATATAAACGATGAGTTTTATACAAAATACGAAGATATTTCTAATTTTGTTAAAATATATAGAAGCGATTTTGAAAATAAGGTGATATATTGTAATTGTGATGATCCAAGAATAAGTAAAATATATGAATTCTTCAAAGATAATTTTAAAGAATTAAATCTAAAAAGAATAGTAAGCACTTTCAAACCTTTAAATGAAGAAAATCCGTTTAGAACCGATTTTGACGGAAATTCAGAAGTAAAAACAACAATAAAGAGTGGTAACTTTGAAGATAATTGTGAAATTTTTGAAGAATTCAAAAGTGATATATTTGTAATAACAAATCCACCTTTTAGCATTATAAAAAAATATATAGATTTTATATCTAAATTTAATTGTAAATTCGTTTTCATAGGTCCTATAACAATATATAGAAAAGAATTGATTGAATATTTTACTAAAGATAAAATAAGACCACTAACAAATGATATAATAAGAAGATTTTTATCACCCGAAGGAAAATTAATTTCTGCAAATGCACTGTTTTTTGGAAATCTTGAACAAAAATTCAACTCAAAAGAATTAAATAGAAATTTCGATAATTCATATAAAAAATTTGAAAACTTCAATTGTCTTTATATTGATAAAACTGAAAATATACCAAGAGATTATAAAGAATTAATGGCAGTTCCTATTACTTCAATGTATTTAATTAGAAGAGATGAAATAGAAATTTATGGTATTTCTGATGATTTTCATAAAAAAATAAAGAGTTCACCACAAGGTTATGAATTAAAAGGTTCAAAATATGTTAAAACAGATAAGTTAAACAAAAAATTATTCATAATAGATGATTTTCATAAAAAATCTAAATATATTATTGAAGGAATGGAAGGTAAATTCAGAGTTCCTTTTAAAAGAATTTTTATAAAATTAAAATGAATTTCTGCGGAACTCTTAGACCTAACTGTGATATTTTGATATGTTGTTCTTATAATTTAGAAGGAGAACTTCATTCATTAAGTGGACACTTATTTGAGATTTTAGATTATTATTATATTTTAAAATCTCATTTTAATGTTAAATGTTTAATACCTGAAGTTCTAAATAAAGATAATTTTTATGAAGTGATTTCTAATCATTTTTCTAAAGAAATAATAAAAGATTTCAATATAGAAGACTTCTATTTTGAAAAACCGCATACAATTATAAATAAAAAGATTTTACTAGTAGACGGTAATTACAATTTCATTAATAAAGAATATAAAATCACAATAATAGGTAAAATTTACGCTTTCGCGTGTGGATTTACATATTTTTATCCAGAATTAAAGAAGAATTGTATTCTATTAGGTGATAAAAAGGTATATTCAGAAGAAAAATATCAAATAGATATAGATTATACTAAGAAAGTTCTACCTTATTTAAATCATATACCACAAAATAGAGAATTTGGATATATTACTAAAAATGTTAGAGAATATGATCCTTCAGAGATTATTGAAAAATATCCGCAAATTATAATTTATAGTAACTATTTAAAAGGTAAAAATTTTACTAATAAGATTATAAATAATTGGAGTTTTTCAAAATATATCTATACACCTATAAAAAGACAATTTGATTGTTCTCCTAGATTGGTGATAGAATGTAGAATATTAAATATACCTATAGAATTTTGGAAAATAGATTATAATGATCCGGGGTTAAATAGAAGAATAAATTCAAATTTAGATGATTTCATTCTTAAAAAGGATGATGAAATAATAAAAATACTAAAGGATTAAATTGGCTAAAACATTAACTATTGAATTTTCTGTTACAACTGGCTGTAATTTAAGATGTGCTTATTGTTACTCAAATCATAAACCACAATATATGAATTTCGAAGTATGTGATAAATTCTTTGAAGTAATTGGAGATTTTATGGAAATATATGGTTGTGATGGATATCATATTTCTTATTTTGGTGGAGAACCATTAGAAAACTTTGAAGTTATAAAGTATACTTTACCTAAGTTCAATGAAGATAAAAGATGTAAAAGTACCTGTATTATTACAAATGGAACATTACTAACTGAAGAAATAGTACTTTTTCTTAAACAATATAATTGTGGAATTTCATTTAGTTTTGATGGTATAAATCAATCAAAAAATAGACCTATGGCAAATAAAGAAGATTCATTTGAAAATATTCTAAAGAAAAAAGAAGTAATTAAAAGTATAACTAATTCTTGCAAAGTTATGATAGATCCAAGATCTCTTAAAAATATGACCGAAAACTTTGAGTTTTTTGTTAATGAATTCGGATTTAATAATCCTGATTTTTCATTAGTTCGTGATAACATATATACTACTAAAGATATTGAAAACTACAAAGAAGAAATCCATAAATTAGCTAATAAAGTAATTGCTTACAATCTAGGATATGAAAATTATGAAGATATTCATATTAAATCACCAGACAGAACTCCAATTTATTGTAATGTTGGATTATTTAGATTATATATCTTAGATATTATAGTTAATAAAAGATACGGTAAAAGAAATCACGGATGCTTTGTTGGATATTCCGGAGGTGTATATACTACAGACGGTGATATCTATCCTTGTGAAAGATTTAGATCTGTTAAAAAATATCAACTTTACGATAATAAAACAAAAACTTTCAATAAAGAAAACATAAATTTTCTCAAAGACCCTAAAGTTTCAGATCCAAGAACATTTGAAAAATGTAAAAGTTGTGAACTCTATGAAGTTTGCAATGTTGGTTGCACTTATTCACAATTACTAAATGGTAGATTTGAAAAAGCTAAACCTATAGATAGTGTTTGCGAAATTTTAAAAGTAACATATAAAGAAGCAATGAGAGTTTTTCACGAAAGTGGAGAACATTTCAGAAATAGATTATTATCTGAATTAGATAAAATAGGGTAATTTAATACCCTATCATTTTATTTTAACATTTTTAAAACATTATCTAAAAGTTTTTGAGATGAATTTTTCAATTTATCTGAAATGAATTGAATAATTTGTTTTTTATTAACTTCATTAAAAGAACCAATAAATTTACAATTACCTTTAACTTGTGATAATGAAGTTTTATCTAAATTTATAATATCAAACTCGTGTGTATAAAGTGTAGCTTCTATAAATCCTTTTATAGTTTCTTCTAAATCATTTTCGTTTGATTTAAATTCAATTATTATTTCATTGTTTTTAAAAGACACTTTACATTTGATTTCTAGAATTCTTCTAAAACTTGAAAGAATTTCACTTTCTATTAATTTCAATTCACTTTCTGTAAAAATATCATCTAGAACTAATTTACCCTTATTTTTAATACTTTTATTCTTAATTAGTTTATAAACATCTAATAAAACTTCTGAACTTTGTTTCTTGAGTAACTTAATAACTTCTTTAGAATTATTCTTTAATTCAACTTTTTCAAATGTTATTGAATATACTGAATTTTCTTCTTTTATTGTATTAACTTTTAACATAGCAAATTCAGAATTTTCTAAGAAATCTGAAATTTTATCTTTTATCTTTTTTTCACTTTCTTTAGAAGTAAATTCAATTCTGTCGAAAAATACTTTTACTTCTGAATTAAGTATTTTGGATATTTGTGATCTAAAACTATTTAAATTTCCGCCTATTAGAACCTCAAATAAAATTGCGTTTTTTGATGATTCAAACAAATCTCTAAATTTCATTTATTAACCTTTTTATTAAACTTTAATGAATTTTTACTTTCAAAGTGAAAGTACTTTCTTATATATAAGAATAACTTTTCAAAGTGAAAGTAAAATTTCTTTAGAAATGAATTTTTCAAAGTGAAAGTACTTCAGTGACTTTGATTTTCAATTCAACTTCTTTTCTTAGAAAAGACTTTTGAAAGTACTTTCTTATATATAAGAATAACTTTCACTTTTCAAATTCTTTTTATTTAAAATAAAAGAAGTCAAATTGAAACTCAAGTTTACTTGAATTTCAAAATAACTTCTTTAAAAATTAAATTTTAACTACAGCAAATCCCCTAGAATCTTTTTCAACTATAGTTCCTATTAAAGATTTACTTTCGGAAAAAGTATAATCTTTTTGTGCTATATTATATTCATTTTTCGCTATAACATAATCACCTATTTCAAAATTACCTTTAATTCTAACAGGAGTTTTACCCTTTAACGCAATACAAACACCTTTTTCATTTTCATTAATCACGATACCAGGATTTTCTGAAACAACTCCAAGTAACTTATTATTAGTATTATATAAAGAAATATTACCTTCTTTATCTATACCAAGAACTTCACCAAATTCAAAATCTTTATAATTAGGGCATTTGTAATTTTCCGCTAAGTCTGCGTAACGCGCTTTTAATGCAGTTCCTACAAAATCTACTGAATATATGCTTTTCCATCTTTTTTGATTACTTCCGAGATCAAAAACATTATCTTCAGTAGGAGTATCAGATTTATCTCTTCTGATAAATGAAGTACTATCTAAACCATCAATTTTATCGGCATCTAATTTGGATCCAGTTCCCTGAACTGTTTTAAGATGATTTAAAATATTAATAGGAGTAAATTGATCCTTAGGTAAAAAATAAGAACTATCCCGTCCGTCAAGTAAATCAGCATCTAATCCAGATCCACTACCATCATTTGCTAACATTTGAGTTTTAAAATCATTTCTCCACATATCTAAAGTTACTGCATTTGCAGTAGCGGTTTCTAATCTGGTTAAATTTTCTCTAAGACCTTTAATAGAATCAATACCCAATGACTCTATTAATTTTTTATTATTTTTAATAAAATTAACAATCTCTTGAAGTTCATCTAAAGTAACATCATCACTTTTTAGAAGTTTCTGAATTTTTGCAATATCATCTCTAAGAAGTTTACCTTGAAATGCACTTAATGGTTTATCAACATTTGTTGAAGTAGTGTTGTTAATGATATCTTTATATTTAACATAATTTGTTTTTACATCATCTGCTATTGCAAAATAAGTACTATCAAAACCATCTAATTTATCACTATCAATTGCTTTTCTTGTGTTCCAAGATGTATCAATACTATCTTTAACATATTTTACAGTAGTTGGATGATAATCAAAAGAAGTTTCACCTTGAATTAAAGATTCTGGATTGTATTCTTCTTGCCCGTGTTTATGTAAGTAATTACTTAATGAGAAATCACTTAAATCAGTATCATTTATAATTTTCCAATAATCAGTTGATCTATCTGGTTCATTATTGAAAGAATTTTTAATACATATATAATTAACTTCATTGAATGAAACTATTTCACCTATTTCATATCTCTCTGATGATCTCCATTCAAGTGCATTTTTCTTTATAAATACTCTGAATCTATTATAATTATCATTTACTTCTTTTTTTAATTTCAGCTGATACGCATTTAAATTACTTTCATTTATAAGCATACCATTTTTTATTGCATAATCAGTGTAATGCACGTTATATTGAATATGTTCAAAAAAAGTCATATTACCTTCTTTTTCATTATTTATCTTAGAATTATTTTAAATTTCTATTTAATATTAATTTAAACTTAATAATGTATAATAATCTTAAATAAATTCAAAAAGGAAATATATGGAACTACTGACAAAAGAATATTATCTTATAAATGAAGTTGCAGATAAGTTAAATATAACAAATGCTGCATTTAGTTTATGGAATAATCCAAAAAATGCAAGAAAAGATGGTATTAAAATAATAGAAGGTATAACATTTAGAAAATATGGTAATTGTATTTTTCAACATAGAGATGCTATGAATGTTACAAAAAGAGTAAAAGAATATCTTAATCATAATAAAACAAAAGATTTTAGTGAATATCTACCAAAAAAATATTTCTGTGATGAATTAGGCATTAAAGAAAATAAATTAAAAATATTCGGAAATGTTGAAATAATATATAATAAATCATTTATACATTTTAATGAAAAATTTTATAAAATTTTTAAAAAATATGTTTTTGATGTTTTACCTTTAGAAGAATGTAAAGAACTTTATGAAAATAAAGAAATATTAGGATATCAAGAAATATCCAAAGAAAATGGATTATATTGGTACTATGAGTAAATATGAAAATAATAATAGAAGGCCCAGATAATGTTGGAAAATCAACATTAATAAGAAATATCATTGAAGAATTTAAAGTTCCTTGGATTTATATATGTGGATATAAAATTCCAAAAGGATCTAAAGAATTTCAAGAAAACTTAGAAAAAGATATTAAAATGAATTTCTTTGATTGTATGGAAAATAGTAAATATATTATAAGTGATAGAAATTATCTTAGTACTTATGTTTATTCACCTTTATACCGTGGATATAACGGAGATTTTGTTTTTAAATTAGAAAAACAATATAATCTTGATGATTGGACTTTAATTTTACTAACAGATGAAATTGAAAATTTAATAAAAAGAGATGATGGATTATCATTTAGTACTAATTTTGAAAATAAACAAAAAGAACTTCAATTATTTAAAGAAGGATTTGAAAAATCACATATTCAAAATAAGAAAATATTCAATGTTAGTGAACTTAATGAAGAAAATCTTAAGAATAAAGTAATACAATATCTAAAAGAAATATATCTATAAGGAATTTTATGGAATTTAGTAATTTAAAAGAATGCATATATAAAATCCGTGAAGAATTATATACAAATGGAAAAATAGTTAAAACTCAAGATTGGCAAGGACTTCAAGAAAACTTTGAATTTCTTGAATTAACTGCAGTAAACTTCACGGTTCAAATGCCGGAAACATTGTTAGAATGTAGAGATTTATGTGAACCTTTTTGGCCTTGGGCTGAAGATCATTTTCAAGAGAGAGTTTCGGGATTACCTTTAAACCCACCGCCAAGTCATAAATATTGGTTAAAAGGCAATGAAGAATTTAAAAGTGGAGAGAAAGGTGAAGTATTTTCACATAGTTATCCTGAGAGATTTTGGCCAAAAACTTTAATGCCAAAAGGATATAGATATGAAACCGGCGATCTTGAAGATTTAATTCAACTTCTTATAAAAAATCCTTCAAGTAGACAAGCTTATTTACCTATATATTTTCCTGAAGATTTAGGTGCATCAAAACTAAATGAAAGAGTTCCGTGCACTCTGGGTTATCACATTTATATTAGAGATAATAAAGTTAATATCTTTTATCCTATGAGAAGTTGTGATGCAATTAGACACTTTCATAATGATATGTATCTAACTGTAAGATTAGCACAATATATAAGAGATAGGATTAATATTGCTTTAAAAGTGAAATATAATGTAAATTATAAAATGGGTATTCTTCACTTTGCTTGTAGTTCATTACATTGTTTTAGTAATGATAGATATGCTTTAAAGAAACTTTTAAAGAAATAAATTGAACTTTTGAAAAGTTCTTATATATAAGAAAACACTTTCAAAAGTCAAAGTTGAATTTTCTTTAGAAATGATTTTCTCAAAGTGAAAGTTATTCTTATATATAAGAAAACACTTTCAAAAGTCAAAGAAGTTAAAAAGAAACTCGTAGTCTAGTATTTTTCTTTAGAAAGAAAAATAGAAGTGAGTTTCAAAATGACTTCTTAGAAAATAATGAAATACAATATACTTACATATACTATACTAAAAGATACATCTCTTAGCCAGTGATTTCTTCCTGCAACTCTTGAAAATGCTACAAAAAGAGCAACTAAAATTCCTAAAATACCAAGATATGGATTTAATTGAAATAGCCAAATTGCACTCATAGCAGATGCAGTATGACCACTTGGAAATGAATTACCTTTTCTTATACTAAAATGAAGTTTCAAATTAGGATTTTTAACATTCTCATCAACTTTATCAGTATATTCCGTTGGTCTTTTATTATCAAAAATTATCTTTAATATAGAGCAAATTACATTAATTAATATATAGAAAAGAACAAAAGAAAGTACTAATTGTGCGTTAAAGCAAAATATACTATAAATAATAAATGTAAAAACACCAAAAAATTGAAGATAATCTCCACATTTTCTTATAATTTCTAATTTATGAGTGCCTTCAAATGTTTTATACAAGTAATTATATATTTTTGAACAAATTTCATAGAATTTTTTCATCTTATACCTTTAAGAATTATTTGATATATTTATCAAAAGAAGGAGAAAGAGTAAATATGTTTAACTTATTTAAAGATTGTTTAAATGATAAATCATTTCATAACCCAGAGAAATTCAAATCTTTTATGTTTTGCAGATGGTTGAGTGGAAATAAAAATTTAATACCTTACGCTAATTTAATCAATTATTACTACAAAGAAATACCAGATGAAGCTCAATATGAATTAATTCAAAGTATTAAAAATAAACCTAAGTTTATCAAATACATAAAATATAAACTTCAAGAAGACAACTTAGATGATTTAATCAAGAAATATAAGATAAATAAACAAATAGCACAAGAATACTATAATATTCTTGAATATTTAAATTCTCAAAAGGAGAAAAGTTGAAAGTAGAATATAGAATATTAGAACTAATAAGAAATCTTGATTCTAAAGTTAAAGAAAATAAATCCGGAACATTAGAAAAAGATGAACTTAAGAGATTAGGTTATAATGAAGAAGCTATAAATTCTTTATTAGAAGAATACAATTCTAATGGAATTGAATTAAAAACAGATCTTATCTTGGAGTAATTATGAAATTTGAAGAAATTTTAATAGAGTCTTTGAACAAAGTTCAACTAGAAAAAGAAATTTTCAAAAAAGATTTAGAGTTTGGAACAAAAACATATAAGTTTCATAAAGTAGGAAGTGGATATTACATTTCTAAAGATAAAGTTAAGAAAGTAGAAGATATTCTTAAGAAAACTAATAGAATAATTGATATCAAATTTGAAAATGCTAAAGATAACTTTTATGAACTAAGTGCAACTATCAAATATCTAAAAAATGATGATGTTCTTAGTGTTGGTAAATTTGAAAATGCTATTACTTCTTATCTAAGTCTTTGTGGATTTTTTGGAACTAAAGATTGAAAAGTTATTCTTTAGAAGAATTAACATTACTAACTCAAAGTTCATTAAAAGAACTTAAACTTAAATTTTTACCGTGTAAGTGTCCTTTATGCGGTAAAGATTTAAGTATTTCTGATCCAATGGACCATCAACACATGACTTCTAAAGAAATAGTAGGACAAAAGGGTGCGGGTCTTCTAAGAGGTATGTTATGTAGTAATTGTAATATATTTCTTGGAAAAATTGAAAATAATTCAAGAAGATATTGTATTGAAAATTTAATTCAGTGGTTAAGAAATTGCGCTGAATATCTTTCCAAAGATAATTTACCTTATGTTCATTATACAGAAACTCATAGATTAAAAGAAACAATTTCTAAATCAGAATATAATAAAATTGTTAAATATTTAAAATCTAAAGGTAAAAAATATCCAAAATATCCTAAAAATGGATATATCACCAAGAAATTAAAGGAGATAAAATGTCTAATAGATCAAGAAGACATAGACAAAAATTAACAATAATAGATTGTAAAGATTTTAAATTTTATATAAGTAAAAATAAATTTTTATTGTATAATTTTAAATATGAATCAAGTGAAATAAAATCTTTTAAAAGTATGTTTTATGTTAATAAAATTAATCTTAACAAAATAAGTGCAGAATATATTTGGAACAATAGATTTATTTTAACTGATTATAATAATAGAACATTAAATAAAATATTCAGAACTTATCTTTATAATGGTAACACTTTTATATTAGAAAAATTATCACAATTTATAGATGATATTATTATTTTTAAAATAAGAAATAAAGAATATATTTTTTGTAACGGGAAAACAAGAATTGAAAATTTTAATGATTCATGAAGTTAATGAAGATATTCTTAAAATAAATTTTGATGAATATGATATTATTACTTTCGATGATGCTTTGTATTCTATATATTATAATAAAGAAATTCTTTCAAAAATCCAAAAAAGAAAAATAATTTTTGTTTCCGGAGATATCATAAGAAATGATGAAACTCCTTTAGAATTCATAAAATGTTCTGATGCTCATAGATTATATAGAAAAGGTGATAAATCTCCTTATATGAATTTAGAAGAATTACAAGAATTAAATTCATTAGGATTTGAAATTGGCGGACACGGATATAAACATTTACGTTGTAAAAATTTTATTCAAATTAAAGAAGAAGTTGAAAAATGTTTAGAAATTCTAAAAGAATTTGAAATTACTTCTTATTGTTTACCATATAATCAAAGAAATCCATTATATAGTACTTATTTAAAATATAAAAATCTTGAAATATTTGGATATGGTAGAATAGATGCAAATATTTTAGTAAATCCTAATTATATGTATATTTAATTACCAGTTTTCTAGATAAGAATTAATACCAGAAATAACTTTATTACTGATTTTATTAATACCTTTACTTAGGGCAGTAGTAGCATAATTGATACCTTTTGTTTTAATTTGATCTAAAACATTATCCCCAGTTATATTTTGATTATTACTTAATCCAGTAAATTCTTTATTATAATCAGGAGTATTGAATTTAAACTCAACACTAAATTCTAAGATTTCAGATCCATTCTCATGAGAAAGTTGCATTTGAGAAACACTTCTTAATAGTGCATCATTAGTGCTCATTATTAGAGTTCTTCCAGATGTTTCATAATATTCACTATCCAAGAAAATATTAATATTAAAGAAACATCTACTAGGATAATTAATTTTAGTTAATTCTAATGCACGTTTAAATCTCCTATACATTTCTCCACCATTTAGATCTCTGAAAGTCATAGTGCACGTAAATAGCTCATCTCTTGAATTAGCTTGATGCCACTTAGTACCTAAATATTCTTCAATACTTGCAGTACTATGCTGTGGAACATCAACACTTTTTAAACAAATATCTATTTGTTTTTGAATCATAGAAGGATTATTCCATTTAATAGCATCGGCATAACTACTATCTATTGGCATTAAATCAACCGAGAAATTCGCAGGATGAGACCAGTCTTGTTTTTTTGCTAATTCTACTACTTCAGATAAAGGTAATGCCAATTTAAATCCTTTTTCATTATTTATCTTTAAATTTTAAGAAAAACTAAATATTATATTCTAAATTAAGAAAGGAACAAAATGAGTAAAAAAGTTTCAGAATATTTCAAAAACGAACTCTCTGACTATAGCGCATACGCTACAATTAGACAAATTTCGAATTATATTGATGGATTGAAGAATTCTCAGAGAAAAATCATTTGGACTGCATTAAAGAAATTAAATTCTGAAGTGAAAGTTTCACAATTTGATTCGCGAATGCAAGAGTTTACTTCTTATCTTCATGGTAGCTCAGACGGGGTTATAACCAATATGTCAAGTGATTACGTTGGTTCCAACAACTTACCACTTCTAAAAGGTCACGGAAACTTCGGATCAAGATTTGTAAATGATCCAGCGGCATCAAGATATATCTACGTTTCAAAACCTAAATATTTAGAAAATATCTTTGATATCCAAGACGTTTTGATAAATCAAACATTCGAAGGAGATCCAATTGAACCTAAGTTTTTGGTTCCAAATATACCTTTAATTTTGGTGAATGGTTCAATGAATTGTGTTTCAAGCGGATTTAAACAACATATTCTGCCGAGAGATTTAAATGAAATTCTTAAATATTATGAAAATAAGAAATGTAATTTAAATCCATATTTTAAAGGATTTAATGGATATATTCTAAACGGAGAAGATCAAAATCAATTTCTTATAACAGGAGTAATTGAGAAAACTTCAAAAAGTAATAAAATTATTATTTCTGAAATTCCTGTTTTTTATGAATATCAGAAATATCTCAGTATTTTAGAAGATCTTGTAGATAATAAGAAAATTAAAGAATACACGGATTTAAGTAATACAAAAACACAAGAATATAGATTTGAAGTTAAATTGTTTGAAGATTTTAATGAGAAATCTCAAAAGAAGATATATGAACTTCTTAAATTAGTTTCTAAAGAATTTGAAATATATAATTGTATTGACGAAAATAACAAAGTGCGAACATTTAACAATATTCAAGAAATACTGGATTCTTTTAGAAAGATAAGATTAGAATATGTTGAGAAACAAAGACTCTTTGATATTGAACAATTATCTAAAGTTCTTAGAATTCTAAGTTCTAAGTATATGTTTGTATTAATGATAATTGAAGAAAAGCTGAAAGTATATAAAAGACCTAAAGCAGAAATCAAAGAAGATCTAAAGAAAACTGATTTAGAAGTAAATGATGATTATGAATATCTATTGAAAATGCCTATTCATTCTTTTACAAAAGAAACATTAGAAATTCTTCAAAATCAAATCAAAGAAGTTAATTCAAAAATCTCAGAATTGAAAAAACAAGATAATAATGTTAAATTTATACAAGATATAAAAAATACTTTAAAGGAGATTAAATGATCAGAGTTAGTTCACTTTCATTATGTATAATAGTTATAGGGATTTTAGGATTTTTCTCAATAAAGTATTCATATCAAAAACCGCATAATTCTAATATAACGGATTTTGTTGAATATAATAACACAAGATTTTATTGTGATGGAGAAAAACCTTATTTTCTTCAAGGCGTGCGAGATTTTTATGTTATAAATTCAATCCCTCAACCTATTATAAAATATAAAAGAACATATATTGAAACAGATTTATGCAAGGAGAAATAAATGATAAATTATTTTGAAGATAAAAAAGATTGTGTAAAAGTAAAATACTATGATACTTCATTATTTGGAGTTTTAAATGCGTTGAATATTCCATATCAAACAGATGATTCTAATAATTTAATAACTATACCTAAATTAAAAAGACAAGATTTTAAAAAGAAAGAAGATACTTCTGAAGAACAAGATTCTTCAGTGAACAATGGCGGAAGTACTTCATATTACAAAATTGGTGAATATAAAGATCTTCAAGATATTATTGAAAATAGAAATATGAATTTTGCTCAAGGGAATATTTTAAAAGCAGCGTTTTGTTTTAACGTTGGCCGACACGAAGGAACTTCATATGAGCGAGAATTAAACAAAATCATATATTTTGCTAATAGAGAACTCCAGAGAATTAAAAACAATGGTTAAAACTTATGTTAAATAATGCATTAAAACAAATTGAAGGTAAGTTGCTTACAATCTTAGATGATGAAACTCTAGGAGTAGATAAAGATAACGTTTATTTGGCTATTGCTTTAGTAAGAAAGATAGCAGATAATGATGCTATAGAAAACATTCACCCTTCTTTTAGTGATTATGGCGAAATTATTCTGGATATTGAACTTAAAAATGATCACAGTTTAGTGATTTTTATTGATTATAATGGAAATGAAGTTTTTGGGTATACGGAAACTGACCATGAGATCAAAGATTTCAAAAATTTTCCTATAAATGGTTTATCAAATAAAATAAAAGATACAAAACATTATCTTTAAAAATTAAAGAAAATATGTTATAATAAAATTAAAAGGAGAATAAAAATGAGCACCAGTTGTTTTATCGCTAGACCTAGTAAAGACAATAAAAAAATTGAAGTTAATAGAATTAACTTTGACGGATACCCATCTTATGTAGGATATAAATTAGAAAACTTTTTTAACACCCCAGAAAAAATTGATGGATTATTTGTTAAAAAAGAAATTTCAGAAATAACAGATGATAATTCTATTGAATTTTATCCGGGAGAATTTGAATTATCTTACCCGGATTTTAGTGTTCTGATGGATAGAATGGAAAAAGCCGGTATAGATTATTGCTATTTTTTCAAAGATAAATGGTATCAAGTTCCTATGAGATTTGATTTACAAGAAATTCCTTCATTACAAAAAGGACATTTATATCCAATAGGAACGTGGGGAAGTTAATGATAGTTAATATTGCCGGTGCATTTAGACATTTTGATGAAATTCAAAAATTATATGTTAAAAATTTGACTTTTTTTAAGAAAAATCAAATACAAGTTTATGATGGAATTCATTCTAAATGGTCCGGTGGACGTGTTAATATATATAGTAGTACTTTTGATATTAAGAAATTAGAATTTTATAATAATAAAAATATAGGTGTTTATTTAACATTTTCTAATTTTTATATAGATACTTCTTTAGAAGAAGAAAATAAAATTCTAGAAATTCTTAATAAAAATCCTTTAAATGGTGTAATTATTTCTAATGAAGATTTTAGAATATATCTAAGAAAAAATTATCCTAATTTGAAGTTATTCAAAAGTATTACTTCATTTGATTCTTTAAATTTAAGTGATTATGATTTTAAAGATCTAGAAAGCAAATATGATTTCATTTGCCCGAGATTTGAATGGGTATTTAATCCTGAATTTCATAAATTAATAGATCCTAAAAAATATGAAATTATGACAAATGATACTTGTATTGAAAACTGTAAATTATGGTATAAACATTTCGAAGCAATTTCTAAATATAATATAGATAATATTGGAGATCCTCATAAAATCCAAGAATGTTGGCTAAATTTTGATTTTAATTCTAAACATAATTGTTTCAATGGAATGGATCTTAACAAAGAAGAAATTCAGAAATGTTTAGAAATAGGATTTAATTGCTTCAAAATATCCGGCCGCGAATGGCAAAATGAGTATACTCAAAATATGCAAAAAGAGATTGATAATCTCAAATACTTCTAAAACTCTTCTTTATTCTAAGAAGTTGTTTTGAAACTCAAGGTCCTTGAAATTCAAAATGACTTCTTCAAATTGACTTTTGAAGTACTTTCTTATATATAAGAATAACTTTTCTTTTGAAAAATTCGTTTCTAAAGAAATTTTCATTTCACTTTGAAAGCTGTTTCTTATATATAAAGTAAACTTTGACTTTGAAAGTACTTTCTTATATATAAGAATAACTTTTCTTTTCTAAAGAAAAAAATCTTAGTAACTTCAATTTCTGTTCATTGAGTTCTGAAATGACTTCTTTAAATTCTTCTTAAAATATTCTTTAGAAAGAAAAATCTAAGATATCTTCATTTTTCTCATTTTTTCTGTGATAAATAATATGAACCATATTCGATACTAATAGTAGTAAAGATTAGGTTACGTTACTTTTTAAATGTATTACTTCACTTCTTTAGTAATCTTTACCAAGATAACGTGTAAAAAAATTAAAAAGGAAAAAAATGGCTAGTTATTTAAGTCCTAGCGTAATAGTAAAAGAGACAGATTTGTCTCAAGTAGTTGAAGTTAGTGGTAATAATATTACAGTTTTTGCCGGTAACTTTAAAAAAGGTCCAGTTGGCGTTTATGAACAAATTGGTAATGTTGCAGAATTGAGAAGAATATATGGTGATCCAACCAAAGAAAATATCAATGATTTTATGCAATGTTATAACTTTTTACAATACTCAAATACTCTATTAGTCTCCAGAGCCGCAGATTTAGACGGTACTTTAAAAAAACTTAAAGATGTTACTTATGAAGGTAATGAATATCTACAAGAAGAAATTCAAACACAAAGAAATATCCAAGTTTATAAAGTAGACGGTGATAAAATTTATATCAAAGAAGATGTTGTTAATCAACTCGGTGATCAACTTCAACCTAAAGACGTAATAACATTCGGAAATGATCCAACTAGATATAAAGTTAAATCACTTAAAAAAGAACAAATTCAAATTGAAAAACCTGATCCACTTAATGCTGGAACAAATATCATTGAGAATGTTGAAAGTGATGTTATTGTTTTAGATAGTCCATTAACAGTTGCAGATCCTACTAGTGTTGTTCTTTTAATAGAGATTGAAAAAGAAGAAAAACCTAAAGGTAACTTTATCGTTCTAAAAGGTAATGTATCTCTTAAAAATGGTGATATTGTTGGATTAACCGATAGCAATATAGATCCATTATTTAGAGTACTAAGTACTAAAGTAGTTCAATATAATAATGAATTCTATACAAACGTTAAGTATATTGGAAAAGATGATGATTCTCAAATAGCTAATGGAACAAATGGTAATCCAGTTTATATTCTAGATAGAACACAAGGTGCGTGTGCCGAGGTTTCAAGTGAAACTGGGACAGTATATTCTGATGGTGATTATAATAAAGTTGAACACACTATAGCAAACTATAGAGTATTTGATGAAATGCAAAGTTCTTTACCTTTTGTTAATAATACAGCAAAATTAAAGATATTTGCTAAAACACCAGGTTCTTGGGGAAATATGTTAGAAGTTGCAATAGCTTCTCATGATGATTTTGGTAAAGCAAAAGAATGTAGAGAAGGTGTAGCATTGGATGATATATTTGAATATATCCCACTTGTTGGTCAATATGGCATAATGATTTTTGAAAAAGGTAACTTAGTTGAAAGTTATACTGTTTCATTAGATGAAAGTGCCAAAGATGATCAAAATAATTCATTATATATTGAAAATGTTATAAATCAAAAATCAGATTATATCAGAGTGAATGTTAATGAAGCAAATCCAAATAACACATTAGCATCTTCTTTAAAAGAAAATATAATTAATTTGTATTGTGGAAGTGATAGCACTCCGGGTGAAGATGATATTATAGAAGCTTATAATGTTTTTGAAAACAAAGAAGAAGTAGAAATAGATATTATCATGAGTAATGAGAAATATCCACAGGCTGCTGCAGAACTTGCAATAAAACGTGAAGACTGTGTAGCATTCTTAGGCGCTCCAAAAGAAGTTTCAGTAGGTTTAAAAGCAACAGAAGCGGCAAGAAAAACAACTGAATGGAGAACACGTTTAAATTATAATAATAGACACGTTGCCTATTTCTCAAATTATAAGTATCAATATTCACCTGATTTGGATAAACCGTGCTGGATAAATTTGGTTGGTGACATCGGTGGTATTTATGCTAAGAGCACATTTGATAATGGTTCAGCGTATGCTGCAGCTGGTTTAAATCGTGGTGTTATTAGAAACGTTGATAAACTTGCCATTTCATTTGCCGAGCATCATAGAGATACCTTGTATAAAAACCAAATTAATCCTATTGTAACTTTTCCTAATCAAGGAAGTGTAATTTGGGGACAGAAGAATTCTCAGACGAAAAATTCTAGTTTTAATCGCATCAATGTTGTTAGAATATTTAAAAAACAAATAAATAAATTACATAAGAATATATCATCTATGAATGAAACTTCTAATTACAAGGATTTATTTATGACAACATTGATGTCAAAAGAAACTATTTTAAAGAATATATCTAAAAACGGTAAATATGTTTTACCGTCTTTTTTAAAAGAAAATAATACTACTCCAATAGAGTGTTACAATATTTGTTTCGGAGAGAAAAGATGTAAATATTGTGGCGAAGTTGCTAAATTTATATCTTTTGATGAAGGATATAAAGAATATTGTTATTCTAAAGAGTGCCGTAAAACACACTCAATCGAGAAAAGAAGACAAACCTGTTTAGAGATATATGGTGTAGATTCTGTTATCAAAGTTCAGAAATTTAAAGATAAACAACAAGAAACCTATAAAAAAACTCTTGATTCCTTAGGTGTAAAAAATATTTCACAATTACCAGAAGTTCGTGAAAAAATATCTCAGACAAAAAATACAGAAGAGAGTAAAGAAAAAACAAGAAAAACCTGTTTAGAAAAATACGGAGAAACTTCTTATTCAAAAACTTCAAAACATCGTGAAATGATGAAAAATCAGGTAATAACAGAAGAAATAATACAAAAAACAAAGAAAACAAAAAAAGAAAAATATGGTAACGAAAACTATAATAATATAGAAAAAACACGTCAAACCAATTCGGAGAAATATGGAGTAGAATATGGTTTTCAAGCAGAAGAAGTAAAAGACAAAATCAGAAAAACTAAAAAAGAACGTTACAACGACGAAAAATATATCAATATAGAAAAAATTAAAGAAACAAATAAACAAAAATACGGAAGTGAGTTTTTTCTTTCTAGTGAAAAATTTTCAAAAACTAGATATGATGGAATGATAAAAGAATTTGGTGTAAAATTTTTCAAACAATCCACTATTTTCAAAAATATCAAAGAAGATAAAGATGAATATAATAGAAGGATAAATGAAGATTTTAATGAAAATTTCATAAAGTCACATTTTATTGAAGATAATAGATTTCTTTTAAAAGAATTTTGCGAGTATTTTAGTATTTTTGATATAAAGAATATTTCTAGAATTAAAAAAAGATTTAATATAACAGAATCTAATTTGAATTTTAACATTTCTGAAAATATTTTTATTGATGAAGTAGAAAAAAAATTAAAAAGATCATTAGAAAGACAAAAGTATATTATTATAAACAATAAAAAATATTTTTTTGATGGTTATGATAAAGAAACAAATACCATTTATGAATTTTTAGGTGATTATTGGCACGGAAATCCTGAAAAATACAACGGAAATAATATTAATAAAAAATCAAATAAAGAATTCTCAAAACTTTATGATGATACAATAGAAAGATTTAGGAACTTAAAAAATCAAGGATATAATATAAAATATATATGGTATTCTGATTTTCAAAAAGAAAAATTAAATTCATTAAAGGATTTTTAATGGATAATGAAACATTTCAATTGAAAATTAGATTAAATAATAAGTATAAGAAAATTTTCGAACAATTCGAAAATTCAGATATTTCTATTTCTAAACTTATGAATGAACTTTTAAAGGAGGTGGAAAACAATAAATCTTTTAAGTTTATGATAATGAAAAGAATTTTAAAAGATAAATAATTATGTTCTTAGATATTTCTAAGACATTTCTTGGATATTCTATAAAACCATTTGAATTGCTGGAACGTCCTTAGAGATTAATCACCACAATATAGGTGAAAACACTATATGAAGGTTAAACAAGATTAATA